ATGCTCGCCACCATATACACAAACTCTGGCTGAACAAGGGTGAATGTCGCCGCCATATAATTGTACGCTCCGTCAAACGATATCCCTGTTGCGCTCCACGTAGGAGTGAAATCCGGATTGCCTGCGGTTAGATTTCTACCTGATCCTAAGAAGTCATTCCACTGAGATACCTTGTTAGATCCGTCTTTGGTTATTGTAGCCAGATCATCAGCTTTGTACCACCCGACAGTGTTACCGTCAGCAAGAACCGGGGATACCCCAGCCCTTTTAAAACCGTTCATTAACATTCTTATTCCCATCAGAATCCGTTTGTATAGCCCACACAATCCCACTTTGTATCAGCAGCGTTGTAAACGAATTGCAGATACATGGTTTTACTCAATACTGTTGTTGTCGGCAAAGCGAAATCCGTTGAAGCCCGATAGATCGCGTTGAAGGATATTGCCCTGGCCGTTCCGTTGTCCTTGATTCGAATTATCAGCGATTGCCCGTCTGTTGGCGTTCCTGTTGGCGCTCCGAACGTTGCCGTTGCCGCGAGTGCCGTTACATTATACTGATCGTTTGCATCACCGTCCGGAGTCGGAGTAGCACTAGAGGCCGTAGTCCCTATCCTTTGGGTGATCCTCTTATTTGTGAATGTGGTTGTAAGCGAATCGAAATACGTTTTAAGCGTCGCCTTAACATTCGCCCAGGTTACTTTCTTCCAAATATTGCTAGCCGCAGAATCTATCAGTCCCATTGAATCAGCGTCAACCGGAGTAGTCTTCGCCGCTGCTCCATTGGTTACCGATCCAATTGTAGTCGTTGTCTCAGCAGGAGCAGCAGCCAAAGCAGCGGCATTGAAGCCGGTAATGTCTGAGGTGGCATGAGTATGAGAAGCAGCGGCTTTACCTGCTAATTGAGTGGCGATGTCAACTCCTTCAGAATACGTCGAAAAAACCGACAACATCTCTGACAGCGTGTCTACCACCGAATCGCCATCACTGATTCCAGATCCGACAATAGTTTTTAATGTAGCAACATCTGTGTTTGCCGAAACTGCTGCCTGAAGGGTAGCTGAATCAAAGTCAATCGGATCACCCTCTGTTCCTTCGCCTGTAAAGGATTCGGAAAAGTAGATTGGATCGCTTGCGGGGCCACCCCCTTCAGCTAAAAAAAAAAGATCGGTTGAGAGTACCTCCGCTATCTCTTCAGTTTCTGAGACGCTTTCGCCTCCGTCAACGGAAATAGAATCACCGGCAGGGATACTGAAATCAAATTCAGGCCGGCTGAACTTTACATTAACGCCACTACCGGCACCATTGTGACTGATGAATGCCTGCCCGGGAACATATCTTGTTCCACCTCCAGGAGAGACAATTTTCACGTTGCCGTTGTCGAGTTTAAAAAACTGAGTGAGTGCCATTTGTTAAGCGTTTTTAAGGTTGTTTTTAATTAAGGGTCCGCATTTTCAAGTTTACATAGACGTATGGAACATCAATTCCACACGCCGCCGTTCCCGCTCCATTGCTGGTCCAGCTCTGTTCACTAAGCATTGTGGTGTTGCTTGGCAGGTTTGTGGTAATATTTCCTGTCGCCTCATCTCCAGTGTTCAGCCTGGTCACTCTGTAGGAAATTCCACTTCCATTTGGTTCAGCCAATAGTCTCAGTTCATACATATCCGTATTGACAGTATTGGCAGGGAAGTTTGCGCCCAAATCTATCAGGGTAGCGCCACCCGATCCATCATTGTGAATGATCTGCATATTATTCTGTCCGGGCTCTTTTGCTAAGCCTATTGCATTAATAAATGCAGACGGATTAATGTTTGCTGCTATTATGGAAGTAATGCCACACAGTCCTGTAAATGCCTGTTGATCGGATTGATAGGTTGCGCTACTCATTCCCATCGAAGTGTAAAAATCAAATCCCCCAGCTCCCGCGGTATTTCCTCTCCAACAAAAGAATACGCCAGCCCTTCTGCCTGCATTCTGAGTAGCTGTTGCAGGAGTAACAAAACCCATCCTCACCTTACCAGTAAAATAATTGGTGCTTGCTATGTTTCTGGCTACAGGTCCGGTTGGGGTTATTGTTCCAAACATCAGAACATGGTATGCGGTAGTGCCGGCTAACGGTGCCCAGTATCCAATTTGCCCTTGTGCAAATCCACCATCAGCGCCTGCAGGTCCAGTTGCACCGGTGTCTCCTGTTTCTCCTTGCTCACCCTGAGGACCAGTCGCACCTGTAGCGCCTGTTTCTCCGGTCTCACCTTGGGGACCTGTGTCACCCGCTGGTCCGGTGGGACCGGCAGGACCTGTTGCTCCTGTTAAGCCTGTCGGACCCTGGTCGCCAGTGGCACCTGTTGCACCAGTTAGACCTGTGGGACCTACCTCACCCTGAAGTCCCTGCGGTCCGGTTTCTCCTTGAGGACCCGTTGGTCCTTGCTCGCCTTGGATACCTTGCTCACCCTGGAGTCCTTGTGGACCTTGCTCTCCCTGTTCCCCTTGTTCGCCTTGGATACCCTGAATGCCTTGAATTCCTTGCGGACCCTGAGGTCCTTCTGGCCCTTCGGGTCCAATATGGGTGATAGGAATTTTTGTGACCCTTTCACCATTGATACTCGAGGTCGAGCCAGCTACCGGTATGCCTGGTACTACTGGCATCAGTGATAAGTCGGTTGTTCGTTAACGAAAGGATTAGCGATCGCAGGTAGATCGATATCGGAATAATCGCAAGGAGAAAACAACTGGGCACTGAACATCAGCATGACTCCTGAGACGTTATCATTCTGAGCAATGCTGATTCTGGGAATTCTCCACGGCGTGCCTTGCACAAGTCTGAAACCCTCCAGCTTCCTTTTTTCCACCGCATGCATGAATGCCAGTCCGACATTCTTCATGGCATTCCAGTCACCAACTATCTTGGCTAAGGAGCTGTTGGTGTTGCGATCGGGAAGCTTTGTTTTATTGTCGCCTGTAGAATATGTGGTGCATAGGAACAGTATTCTGAAGTTGAAGGTTTCCCATTGAGCGGTGGATCCGGGCACCTCGCTGACCGGTGGCAAACAGAACACGCCTGGGTATTTTTCCTTGGGAAGTTCGAGGTTGCTCAGCAGGTTATTCATGTTGAGATCATGAGCACCCTTCTCGAGGACGGCATAATTCCCCTTTATGATGGCGGAGGCCTTCACGATGTTGTGAAAGAAGCCGTTCTTGCCGTATATCGATAATTCTGTCATGCTTTTGTTTTTCGTTTGTAAACGGATGCTTCCGCTCTTTCAAAGGATTTCTTTTCGCTCGCATATATCAGGACCTCAAACAACTTTGCGCACTTCGCATTATCGATACTTGTCTTTCCATTGGATCTGTCGAATACCTTGCTCTCAGCAATGAAGTATAAGGCATTTACCCACTCCCACTGATCGAAATGCCTCTTTAATTCTGGCTCGCTTTTTCCGTCACCTCCGGGATGGAAGAGCGGTATGTTAATAGCCAGGAATGAAGACAACTGTTCAAAAAAAAACCAACATGCAAAGCATATTGGAGCGGCAGACTTTTCAGCAGCTGCTGCCGTGGTCCATCTTCTACAAGCAATTCATCACTGAACTCTTCCCCTTTCTTCCTGAAATACACGCAGGCCAGAGGCAGCAGGGAAGCGTATTTCTGATCTCCCAGTTTGTACATGTTCTTCACAACCTGCTTTGCCTGGATGAATTCTCCGAAGCTCATAGCGCTGTCCTGTTTTAATACAGGAGGCGCAATCCACCAGGTGTCGCCCTCCCATTTGAATTCCAGCTGGAGCTTGAATTCCTTGTCACTGAAATCAATCTCATCAGTGATCATGCGCACAGAAGTGTGGTACATGCTCAGGACATCGGTGATGTTGGTATTCTCCACCACATCCAGGGGAACCTTTCCAAAAAAGGAAAGTGTTTTGGTGGCCAGTTCGAAGTGGTATGAGGTGAATTCCATTTCACGGTCAACACCATCGCGCATTTCAATGATCTTTTTAAGCTGGCCTCTGAGTTTCATTCCATACTTCTGATCGAAATCGATCCGGTCCTGCAGTGTGATATCCATTATGGATGCGGGAAGCTGGTAGGCCTTCCCTTCAATGGTGATAGAGATCACTTGGGGTCTCTTTTCCTGGAGCCCGGTGTTTTAATTTCGAGAGACTTGTCGGCTTTGGCAGGAGCGTCCGGGTTGGACTTTATTTCCGTTTCTGCGGGTAACGCTTCACCTGAGTCGTCACCGGTAATTTCTTCGGTGATCGGCGTCCTGGTCCCATCATCGCCAACTCGGTATGTCCTGCCATCGGGACCGATTTCGGTTGCCCCCGGTTCTGGCGGTGCCATGAGAGCACCTGGAGAGATTTTCAAATTTGGTACGTCAGGATGCTGTAGATCCCTGACCCGCTGCTGTTGTCTTTCGATATTATCCTTTTCCATCAGCTCGATGTTTTTCTTGATTTCACCAATGAATGAAATGGTAATGATCTCTGGCTGTTCCCTGGTCACCTTCATCTTCGCTTTCTTTGCCACTCCGCGGATCACGGTGTCCTCATATTCTTTCATGATGCGCTTATCCTCGAGGTATGGGAAGTCACGGTAGGCCTCTTCCACCTTTCTGCGCAGCACCTCCACACGTTCTCTGGATGGTTCCAGGTCATCCGGAGTGACCTTGGTGGTCCTGGTGATCGGTTCGCCTCCAATGGTCGTGGCCGGGCCAGGTGCTTCCCGGGGTGACTGCTCGACATCGCCGATGCCGGTGATCAGAGACAGGTAGGTGGCATCTCTTTGCAGGTTGGTGATGATTTTGAGTCGGTGATGCGTATCGTCGGGGTGATCGAGAAGTTTATATATAGCGTCTTTCGCCTGAAGGAGGATTTCAGTGACCTGTTTGTAGCGCATAAATGAGAGGATTTACGCGCAATATAATCTTTTTGATAATTACTGTATTTATTTGATACCTTTTAATCTCTCAGGTAAACAGCAGATTTAATGCACCCGCTCTTTTCAGGGCGGGTTTTTCGTTATATTGGGCTACCCCAAAACCCTTTCTTATGGCAGAGCATTCTTTTGAGAATCAAGTCGGGAGTGACCCGAAAATAAAAAAAACATACCCATATCTGTGGTTTACCATTCTAACCCTTATTGCAATCTTTTTCTTGATAAATGTTATTAGAGGTTGCAATGGTGATGGAGTAAGGTATGGTGAATATGAGCTCTACAGTTGTGACACTGTATTTATCCATGACAGTATTCCAAAACCTGTTAAGCTTCCACCGACGGAGGCTGAGCGCGAAGCGATCATTAAAGAATTTTTAAAGACTCATCCAAATACTCGTTCCGAGAAAACTACGGTGTCCAAAATACCGACGATAATTAGCAAGCCAAAGGTTTACAACAAGGCACCAGTGGGGGTGCAGAATAATGCACCTATCGTCGGCAACAATAACCAGATTGGGCCTGTGTACAATGATAGGCGACTTAGCGCCGATCAGATTTTTCAATTCGGGAAATTATTAGATCAACTTGAAAAAACTAACGGATACGTAATCAATAAAGCCGGAGTTAAAAGCTCGCCTAATGCTAACTCTACGGTGGTAACGCAAATAAACGATTTCTTGACAGCTCGTGGGATTGCGATTTATCCAATGACAATTTTTTCGGGACCGGGGGCGCAGCCAAAAGGCATCAAAGTCGCGGAGGAAAAAACAACAGACAGCTCAGTTACTATAGAAATTTGGCCGCTGCCCGATTAAATTTCAAAAGTCCAACTCCTCCAGCGGATCAAAAGCATCCTCCTGCTCAGACTCGGAACCCATAACCCTGGTACCTCCGCCTTTATGCCTGGCAACAACCTGAGCCAAGACGTCGGCCACGTCGGCATACATTCCTTTGGGAAAGAATAAAACGCCTTGCCGGGAATCATTCATGAACCGTTCAGCGATAGATCTTCTGATGCACAGCATGCCGGCAGCTCCGACAGGTGTGGCCATCTTTGCGCGGGCGATCTTATCAGCGCCACCTGGCACTGGTACCTCAATGGCTATCACGCCATAGCGGGTAAGTGTCTGCTTCGCTGATTTCCCTGATGCTTTTTTCTCAATGTAATGCGGGGCAACCTGTAGTTTCATCCAGTTGATCATCTCAGGGAATTCCAGCCAACGGAAATCAAACTGGTCCAGGTAGATCTTACGCCGGTACCTGAATGAGGTGATGAATGCTGAGGCTGCATTCACCTCGTCCTTTGTGTAAGCAGTATCCCAGTCTGTTCCATAGGCCTCGACGCCTGCCCACTTGGGATCCGGAAAGTCATAATCTGGAACGATGGTGAAGTAAGTGTCCTTCCAGATGAGACCGCCTTCAGGAACCGGTGTCTGCATGATCTGGCCGGCGTAGCCATCAGGGCCCAGATCTATTTTTAATTCTGCGAGGTCCTTGGTATCGAGCCTGAGATGATCCAGCAGACCATTGGTGTAGTTCAAAGCATATTCAGCAGGGCTCACATGTTTGGAAAGCTCACCTGGTAAACAGATGTGCCTGACACCCTTGCCTTTCTTTTCCAGCATCACTCCACTGGGATCATTGACAGCCAGGCGTTGCATGATCAGGTAGATGGGTGTGACCTTCTTATCGACCTTACGTGTGGGCAGTGTCTTACTGAAGAAGTGATTTGTAGACTCCAGTAATGCTTCTGATGCTGCTTCCTTAGGGTTGAGCGGATCATCGATCTTCAGGATATCAGCATGCTTGGAGGTAAGTGTACCTCCCACGGTGAATGCATAGAATTCTCCATTGGCCGTGGTCCTGAAGTTGTGCAGCGAATCTTTGTCCTTCCGGATCCGGGTGTGAGGAAACCACAGTTGATACTTAGGCGATTTCATTACCATCCGGATCTCGTCAGCTATCCCTGACACAGCACTGTCGGAATAAGATCCTACGAATACCTTGATGCCAGGCATGCGGGCGAATTCCCATGCCGTTGATAAGATGGAAAGGATTTTTGTCTTCGAGGTACCAGGAGGCACATTCACCACCAGGTCGTGGAATTTGGGTAATCTCTTGAAGACCCGCTCATCGCACTCCTGGATCTCATCGCAGAGAACCTGCATGTGCCAGTTCCACACCAATGGGTTAGGAACTATGATATCCCAAAACTCTTTTACGAAAAATGCGAGTCCACCTTCCCGCTTGCATCTCTCTGCAGCTGCCTTCTCGGCATCCAGGTAGAGTGGCTGAGTCATTTAATCTTGCACCTCGATGCGGGCTTTGAGTATTTCATCCAGGATGGCCGTCGGAAGTTTGCCGTAATCCACATTGGAGAGAACCACGGTGTTCACTGATTCTGTTTGAACCGGACCACCACCGGGAGCGCTCACTTCTGTGTGGATCACATCTTTGTAAATGTCTGGCTTCCTTTTCTTGAGTAAAAAGATCAGCAGCGTGTCGGAATATTTGGTGATGGTCCCAACTTTCTTTCCACCCTGGAAAACAGGTTCCTTCGTTCCCGCATATGCCCGGCGAACAGCTTCGTCCTCCAGCAGGTCCACAGCAATCTTTACTGATTCATCATATTTCACTTTGAAGTCAGGGTCTGTGTCGAGCCAATTGTAGATAGTCCGGCGCGACACTTTAGCAAATCTGCATGCCTGAGTGACATTTGCCAGTTTCTCCAGCTTTTCCAGAAATTCTGTCTGCTGTTTCTTGCGATTGCGGGGGTCTTTCCTTTTAAGTCGTGCCATTGTAAAGCGTAAAGTGCGCAATCAAATGTAATTTATTTGAGATAATTTGTATCAAATAGTGCATTTTTGATTCATGGATGTCGTCATTCCACTCGGAAAAGGCAGTTTACACCAAGATTTGGAACTCAGGTACTGTTTAAGAAGTATCGAGCAGTACGTGAATGACGTTGAAAATGTGTTTATCGTAGGCCAAAAACCTGCTTTTCTAAAGAATGTCATTCACCTTGCGGCTTCAGACAATGACTCCCGCGAACAAAAGGAGGCCAACATCTTCCGCAAGATCGATATGGCTTGCCGGGACAAACGGGTAAGTGACGAGTTCCTGTTTTTTAATGATGATCACTTCCTTCTGGATCCGTTCGCCCCAGATACTTATCACTACAAATGCTCTCTGCAGGAATCCCTTTCGAACAGGAAGGTGAATGATAACTATGTCAAGACGCTGGCCAATACGCTGGGCATCACCAGGACAGGCAACAACTTCGACACACATTGCCCGATCGTCTACAAAAAGGATTGGTTCCTTCGGTCTGTGAGCACTGCTCCCTGGTACCAGAAGAATGGTTTCTGTATCAAATCGCTGTACTGCAACATGAATGGAATTGAGGGAGAGTATTATCCAGATCTTAAAATCAATAAGCAGCACAGTGTGGATGAGCTGTTTTCGATGTTAAAGGATCGCCCTTACTTCTCTGTGGCCGATCAGGGTTTTACTCCAGACTTCCGGATACTTCTGCAAATGCTTTACCCCGATAAATCCATGTATGAAGGTTAACATCATGATCCCTTATGCGCTGGACAAGAACCTGGGTAGAGCGTACAATGAAACCATGAGAATGGTGGATGATGGCGATTGGGCATGCCTGATGGATTACGATGTTCAGCTGCTGACTCCTGATGCCGGTAAGATCCTGCATGACTATGCCATTCGTTTTCCCCATGCCGGCATGCTAACCTGTTACACCAACAGGATCCATCCGTCCAGTCCCCAGCTGGTGGGTAAGGTAATCAGCGAGGACTCAGACATGCGTTCCCATATGCTGACAGCCGAACGCATGAAGGAATTCCTTTACCGGACCACGGAAGTGCATTCCAATGTGAGCGGCTTTCTGATGCTGATCAGTAAGAAAGTGTGGCGCCATGTTCCATTTGCCCAGACCGGTAAGTGTTTGGGCATTGATACTGATTACTGGCGAAGACTGAAAGCTGCGAACTATCAAATTCTCAGAATGGATGGTTTGATGGTGTGGCATGGTTATCGGCTTTTGCAGGGCCATCACGATAAAAGCCATTTGATCTAATGCCCACTATTTACACCGCAATTTTTGGAGCGTACGATGATTTGAAGGAACCATTGGTGGTCACCCCAGGGTGGAGGTATGTCTGCTTCACCGATCAGGACCTGATGAGTAGAGTATGGGAAATAGTCAAGTCTCCGCATGTCGGCAGCCCGCGACGTACCTCGAAGCTTTACAAGATCATGTTCCATCTTTTCATTGAAGATCATTGCAGTATATGGGTTGATGCAAGTTTTATTATCAACTGCGACCTTGACGAATGGATGAAGCGATTTCGCTCTCCGATGACGTTGCTGCAACATCCCAAACGTGATTGCGTGTACAAGGAAGCTGAGGCCTGTATCCGCAATAAAAGGGATAAGGAGAGCGTGATCCGAAAGCAGGTGGAATTATACCGCGCACTGGGGTTGCCTCCACACAATGGAATGGCGGCATCCGGGATCATGATGAGGGAGAAGACTGAGGAAACCATCCAGTTTGCGGAATTGTGGTACCAGGAATTGCTCATTGGTTGCTACCGTGACCAGATCAGCTATGCATATGCTAACTGGAAATATCCCATCACCCACCTCACTAATTGGGATTACACCTGCCGGCATGAGTTCCTTCATGTACCTCACCTGGCGGCCACTGATAAACGTAAGGCAAGACTGGAACACTATAAAAAACTCAAACTGTTATGAACAACCATACTGATTTACTGAATCATCTGGCTGCCGAGATTGGTGCCATGTCCTACCTGGAGATAGGCGTGAGCAACCGGCAAACCAATTTTGACAAGATCAATGTCCGCTTTAAGATCGGAGTAGACCCTAACCCGGCAGCTCAAGCGAATTATCAAGGTACCTCGGATGAGTTCTTTAAGATCAATGTGTTGAAGTATGATTTAATTTTCATAGATGGCCTTCATCATGCTGACCAGGTGAAGCGGGATTTTGAAAATAGTTTGGCAGCGTTGCAGCCGGGTGGGCGGATCCTCATCCATGATACCAATCCGGAAAGTGAACTGCTGACCCATGTGCCAAGGGATAAGGCAGGGCGATGGCTGGGGGACGTATATAAATTCGCTTCCACACTGAGAGAATACGCAGGCATTGATTTTCGCACCGTGGATTTTGATAATGGGTGCACTGTGGTGTGGAGAGATCCTGGATTTGTTGGAGCGCTATCGGACAGTCCGGTTATCAACTGGGATTCCTTTCAGTGTAATTGGAAGAGGTGGCTCAGGCTGATTGCACCTTCTGAAATATCCACACTTTTTTCACAGGATTTGGTAAATTCGGAGAAACCTCACGATTATGGCAGACGACCTTTCAAACACCGGCAAGCAAGATGATATCCGCATTAATGTGAATCAACCCTGGGAACTTCGCGACTGGTCCCAAAAACTTGGCTGCACTGAAGCCAAACTCAAAGAAGCAGTCAAAGCAGTTGGCCCAATGGTCAAGGATGTGAAGGTGTGGCTAAAGACGCATTAGCCTTGCCCTTCTGGTTGCCCGGAAATTACTTTTGCTTGATGCGCAAAAGTCCCGGAACCTGTATCGGTATCGTCGAAATGGAAAGTTCCGACATGATTAGCTTCAGGTTCCGGCTTCCCTGGTTGGGGCTCAGATAAATACGCTGCCTTGTCCGGGCATCCGGCCTCACAACAGTCAGTGCATATTTGTTTGGTATGAACTATTTCAATTCCTTCATAAAAACAGCAGGAATAAAATCGTTGCATTCCAGTTTCTTTGTCAACCAATCTTTTCCATTGGCCGCAAACCGAACATTGAAGGGAAGGGTTAGTCTGTCGCATAATCTTCAAAATATTTTAAACGTCTTTGTGATTCCCTGAAATTTGCATCCTGCTGTTTTTCCGGGGTGTTAATTTCCAGATACGTTTGTGCCTTACTTTTCATCCCTGCATCATAGGCGTCCCGGATAGCTACATCCTTTCCCCCTTCCTGTGGTTCAGGCTGCGCTGGGTGGGATAGCAGTGAACTCAGGTAAGTTTCTTTATCCGGAATCCAGTCTGCTAGATGTTGCGCCCGAATCATACCCGCATCAAAGGCATCACCAATTGTCTTGTAAAGATCCGGCTTCCCCCCTGCTGTGTTTGTTGTGGGATTTCCGATTTCAAGAAATGTAGCCTTTCGGCCTTCAACATAGCTTTCGGGGTCAAGGAAATTATCAATCCCTTGTTGCCACCACTTGTCAATCAATTCCTGAGGAACTCCCGGCTGGTTCTGTTTTGAATTGCTCATTTTGGTATTAATTGTCGGTGTGATTAATAGATTTTTGTATGCTTTGCCTTAATAGTTTTTGGGCTGCGTCAAAAAAGAAATCAACTTGATCGCGAAAGCATTTAATTCTACACCGGGTACAGTTTTTAAATACCGATCCCTCTTCTGTAACATGATCGAAGTTTTCAGTTTCTCCGGATGCTACCAAAATCGGCAGATGTTCCGCGATCAACTCCAGCCATCGTTCCTGTCCTTTCGTAAACTCAACTATAAGGCAATTGTCCTGGTGAGAAATATTTACCCATGCTTGGTTCTGTTCTGTGCTATTCGGATTCATATTTAAGTTTTATAAGATGAAGTGCAATCTTTGTCAAATCATCAATGGCTTTATCATACGCTGCCTTCTCTCGTTCTTTGGATACGATCTCGGCCCATTCGTCCATAACCTTGTAAATAAGGTCATGGGTGAAGTGCATCCCACTATCCAGGGCGTGGTCAACGCTGAGGTGCTTGCGGAGTATTTCTTCCTTGGTGGGGGTGCTCATGGTTGTTTGATGATGTGCTCAGTTAACAATTCAAATTCTTCCATCTCCTGTTCGGATATCTCCAGGGTGTTTGCTTTGCTGCCCAGGACTACTTCGAACCAGGCTTTACCTTTCATCTGAACCAACAAATCGACATAAGCGATTTTCATCGATTTGACCCAGCGGTTGATCACACCTTTGCGGTGATCATGTCGGGTCTGCATATCCCAGCCTTGCGTCATGTCGATGTTATCCTCCGGGATATCCCAGGACTGTGCGGTTTTCCCATTGATCATCAGATCTATTCTCATTGGATTGGAGTTAAAAGCCAAAGACAAGAAGGCTGGCATCACGTCCATGGGTACTTGTTTTTTCTTTCCAGCCGGTATATTGTTCAAACCGTTCTGCTGTGAATTTGGTGAGTCGTTTGTTCGGGCGGACCATTTCAAAGGGAATTCCTTCGTTAGTGCAGAATTCTTCCCAGATTGCGGCGTCACGCTTCACAGAACCTGCTCCTTGCGCTTTTTCAGGATCTGTTTTGTATTTAACCTGGCGCGGATCCTCTATCCTCACGAAGACCAGATTCTGACGGAGCAGCGGGATCATCTGGTCACTCTTGATCATGGCCATCGCTTTGAGTATCGACACGGTTCGAATGTTGACGAGTTTTCTGAGTGGCCGGCTATATACCGCCAGGCCCGTATTGACGCCGGGATCGATACCGATCAGGATTTTATACTGCTTGTTCATGGAATACGGTTTTGATATTGTCTTTTTCCAGCAGGTAGAAGTACTCGAGTACCACAATTCGCTTCACGGTTTTCGGGAATTCGGGATCAGTTGCTGATGCTGCTTTTGAGTCTATCTGGTAGTCCTGCAGTAGCCGAAGATCCTTTGCCTGGTTGCTGCCCGTTAAGCTTTTCATGCGACGATCGTAACCTTGCTGCAGGTGACCTTTGTTGGTTCTGACCATGCCTTTCAATTTCAGGAAGTCGTAGTGTGCTTCTGCAATGCAGAGCTCATTGGGTTTTCCGTTTTGGAAGCGCTCATAGAGCTGCTGGATTTCTGTCTCGGGATCCATAGACGTTTGCTGTTTGACCAGGGCTGATATTTTCTCGACATCCCGGCCAATCGCTTCAAACTTTTCGTTAAGGTTTTTTAGCAAAAAATGCTTAGCCAGCCACGGATCGCTAAAAGCGTGGTTTAGAAAGACGCGCAGTCTTGCTGGCGCCGTCTCCGCAGTCCAATGTTTTTTTTGATCGGCAGCCCGTTTTTTCAGTTTTTGCAGTACAGCTTTGAAATGTTTTGGATCCTGGTCGGCGAACAGCGGGGGATCAACAAATTTTTCTTTGACGAATTCGAAGTAGACATCCACGAGCTCCTGCCAATACGGTTCAGGAATTTTTTCTTTAACAACTTTTTTTGCCCGTGTCGGCTTTGCCGGCACAGCTCCGCTAGAATTCTTTTTTTCCTTTACTTTTCTTTCCTTTCTTTTCTTTTGTGTACTTAATTCCGGAATTTTCGGGGTTTCTTCCGGAGGAAACTCATGATTTTCGGGAGTTAACTCTGAAATCAGGTATTTTTCGACAATTTCATGGTCCTTCCTCTTGGCTTCCGTTACGATTTTAATGAACCTTCTCTGGATGCCGCGTGAGGTCAGAATCTGATGTTCCTGGAACATCGGTTTGTCGAAAATGCCTTCCTGGAAACAGCTGTTCACAACCTCAGTGATCAGGTCAGTACCGACCCCGATTTCACGTGAGAAGAGAAACAGATTCTTTTCGTTCCATTCAGTGTAGTACCCTTCAACCATATATATTTTCCGCCAGAGCTTTACCAGGATCCCGTATCCCTGGATGCCATGCTTGGCCTCGACGTAGTTCAGGTTATCTTCCTGGACGCAGTCGATGTTGAAATATTTCAATCCTTTTTTAACGGGCCTGGCCATCTCTGTGATCGATTTTGGATATGTTACAGGATTTACAGAGCACCTGGAGATTTTCCAAGGTGTTGATATGTTGATATTTCCATTGAGTCGCTGAAGCCACCGGAATGATATGATCTATTTGCAGATCGGTGGAGGAACAGCAGTTCCGGCATTGGTGATTGTCTCTGCAGAGAACAAACTCGCGGACATCGGGACGGGCTGCATAGCCGCATGAAATGTTTCGAAAGAGCTTTTTGAACTCCTTTCCGAAGATCATCCTGCTTCGATACAGCTTGAGGAGGCGTATTGATCCCACGCTGATCCGACATTCTAAAATTGTTTCTTCCATCACTTCTGATTGAACAGATTAAGCAATTGGTCTATAATCTCTTCATGTACATCATCACTGGCGCCGGTTACTGCCTGCGCAATGCTTTTCTTTTTTTGAATAATGTCATAATAACAGAAACGATCGATCGTATTCTCACCCAAGAAGTAGTTGCAGGTGACGTTATCGTGCTGGCCGATCCTGTGGGCACGATCCTCGGCCTGTTCGCATAGGGCAAACGTCCAGGGAAACTCCACAAATGAAACACGGGAAGCTGCTGTCAGCGTGATACCGACCCCTGCTGCTGTCAGGCTGCAGATAATTAGGCTCACCTTTGGATCCTTTTGGAAGCGGTCTACAGATAACTGCCTTGACTCCATGGTATCACTGCCGGTGATGGTCACCGCATCAGGGTAGTAGGATTTGAGATTTGCAACGATCTCTCTGAGGTGACAGAACAGGATGAGCTTCTCTCCATTTTCCAGCACCTCCTCCACATGCTCGCGGACGGCTTCCATTTTGCCGCGGGCGGAGATCTGTTTTAAAATGCCCATTTGCACCATCACTTCTCCGCGAAGTTTTCTTCGGATGGTGGCTTCGTCACAACCTTTTATTTCCCTCAAGTACTTTACAAATTCATTTTCGGCTTTGTCATATTCCTCCCGGTTGGTGATATCACATAAGATCACATTTCGGGATTTGGGCGGGAGATCTTTCAGGACTTCAGACTTTTCTCTGCGGTAAAAACAGATCTTGTTCAGTCGGTAATTCAATTCTTTCAGGTGCGCAGCTCCACTGCCACCTTCACAGTATCTATCGAGAAATCTGCGATAGCCACTCTTGTCCTTACCGGTGATATCAGGCAGGTGTGATACCATCTCCTGCAGTTTGTCCAGGATGATGAGCTGAGGGATTAGATCCTTTGGTTTATTAACGAGCGGGGTACCTGTGAGTTCCAAAACCATTTCACGGTTTTTGGTGAGACCCATAACAAATTTTGCCTGCTGTGTCGTCCCATCCTTGCACCGGTGACTCTCATCGATTAGGACCGATTTAAACATCTTTGACGCCTCCTTGAAGATGATGTGCCTTAGTTTCAGGGATTCGTCTTTCTCTTTTCGGATTGCAGCGACAAAGTATTTTTTCAGGCTTTCGAAATTGACGATAAATACATCAATGAATCCGGCCTCCTGATATTTTTGCCAGGTGTTTTTCACTTTGTCATTGAGTAGCAAAGCCCGTCGACCGGCAACGTCATTCCATTCTTTCTGCCAGTTGAGTTTAAGGGTGGAAGGGCAAATAACCAGGCATGGGAAATTTTGAGATGCCAATACCGCTGCAATTGCCTGACTGGTTTTGCCCAGGCCCATTTGGTCGCCAATGATTGTTTTCTTCTTCTCCAGACAATATGCGACGCCAGGCTCCTGGAAAGAGAATAGCGGACGAATAAGGCCTACAGACTTAAGATCCATAGTTAGTGCAGGCAATTCAGGAATCTGGTCATACTGTTCTTCCAGCATCACCTCAGCACTCCTGAGGGTGCTGACACCAAAGCGACGCTTCAGATTGTCAATTTCCCGGCTGCGGTGACGTGGAACATTCCATGTTCTCATGGTACTGTTAAACCAGGCACCTGGAATATTTTTAATGGCGGCAACCTTGGTGTGGTCGTACGGAAAGGATATTTCAAACCCTTTGGAAGTTTCGGTGATGGTCATCAGTATGCGATTTTGTCCAGTTGTCCTTTCGAATAAGTTCTTGTATATTTTTTCTTTAAGGCATCCTCATCCTGGCCAGGCTCGACATAGATCCAGGTCTTACCATCGACATAGATCCAGGTCTTACCATCGACCTTGATCATTCTCTTTTGCGTGTAGTCGACTTGCCTGGAGGTCACCTTCAGCGCATTCTCCCTCATCCTGCTTTGAGACTTGATCTGCTCGTTCGTCCGGTTCACCTTTTCAGCCTCTTTTTTCTTCTGGTGGGCTGCCTGCTGTTCGATCGTCTTCTGTGGCAGCTTACGCGGCGCCTTAGGCTTCGGGACAAATGGCCGGCGAATTCCGAGCTCGAACATCTTCTGACGTACAGATCCTTTACTGACGCCGATCGTATTGCCCAGCTCGAGGTCCGTCATGGATTCATAGTTCTCCTTTAGGATGATCAGCATTACTCCGGTCCAGACGGTCTGCGGTTTTTCGGTGAGGGCATTGTGAATTCTCATTGCTTGCGTTTCTTGAGCTGAGAGAGATCCAGGGGCCACCATACAAGGCCTCCCATTTTAATGGACTTAGCCAACAGAATTATTCGGCCGCTCTTTTCGGCCGGAGCTCCACCACTAGCCAGTATTTCACGAGCTACTCCCGCATTGGAGAATATGAACGAGCCATTACTTTTGATCCTTATCATGAAGCCGCTCTCTTTGGGAACAGTGATGAACCATTTCTTTGGATCCTCGTCATCCTGGGCAAATTGAACCTGGGAGTCTTTTTTTAATCCCAGCAGATCGGCACCGGATTTATTGAACCGGAATGAACCGGATTTGTAATCGATGCCGATACCAGGTTCGGTACTGGACATTCGGCTTCTTGGAGAGGTTTCGGCGTTGAAGATTTTGAGGCCCATGATGTTATTTTGATTTTAATGAGTAGTAGCGTTTCTTGATCCATGATCCGCCGTGGAGCATCCGCACTCGGCTGAGGTTAAGGGTCATTCGGCGTCGCTTGTCTGTTTTGAGCAAACCATTTCTAAGAAAGGCCACTGTGTCCGTTGAGAAATACCTGACCGGTATCTGGTTGCCCTTATATACTTTGTATGCTGAGGATCCGTTTGCACGAACTTTCTGCATCAGGTACATTCCTTCCAAGAGATAGTCAATCAGTTCTTTTTGTGTCGGAGTCATGATCAGGAATCTTTTTTGGGACGTCCTCTTTTTTTGGCTGGCCTCTTCGGTTCGTCTTCTATCTCATCGGTGTCATCCGCATCCGACTGGCTTTGATTTGTTGAACCTTCCTCTGGAAATAACTGCAGCTGAGGATCTGGAGCCTTCTTGGAACCATCGAGGTAAGCCAGCACTTCTGTGTCGGCCAGCTCGAGGTCTGCAACTAACTTGGTGAGAAAATAATAACCGCCAGAGTCTCCGGGATCCAGGCGTGTGAATGGAGCGTTGAAGTTGAATGCCTGTCCGTTGGGTAAAAGTTTGTAACCGGTAATAGTTACACCTTCACCCTCATCAGCGCCTGCGCGTGAATAGCCAGTGACGATGAAAGGATCAAGGGCGCCTTCAGCTTTGCTGGTCCTGACGGTCACCTGGTCGGTGATTACAGCCAGGTGGAGGGCGAGGCTTTGAATGGCTGCTTTTAGATCGGAGTGAGCGAGCGTGTCTCTTTCTTCAGAGAGCGATGAGTGAGATTTATCAGCGTGAGTTACTTCATAGCTGACTGCAAGCCGTTCTCCTTTGATCAGCTTGACTTTTTGAATAGAAACTTGGCCCATATAACTTTTTTAAGATTGATGACTTAAAAAAGGGATAATGAATCATCTAATGGTCGATGAGCATTCGTTTTCCGGATCTTTTTGAGTGGTACTTTTGGTAGGATGGATGGTGGTTCTTCTTTCGGTGGTTGGATTTCAACTTTCAGGACAAGGTCTTCCTGGACAACAGGGAAGCGGTACCCATTTTCGCTGACCACGCAACAAACGTGACCGCTCCTCCATTGAACAGTTACCCGATCTCCTTTGCTTCCATATAGCCTTCCCTTTCTCACGATGGAATAGATGTCACGGCCCAGGAAGTATTGATCCTGCTCTTTCACACAAGTATTTCTTCACTATTGATTCTGATGATTCCGAGCCTCATCAGCTCGAAGAATATGTCTTTGCAATTATTTACATCGTGGCCTGCATGATGTGCATTCTCCAGTTCCTTTTTGAACAAAAACGAATACAATTCTGATAACGTCGGAGGCTTCAGGCCGCCTTTTGCATTTTTCAAATTGCAATACCTGCTGCTGGAATACATGGTACATATCCTATTCAAGGCCTTTTCGAACTGGATTTTCGCGTAATCGATCTCGGCATTAATTATCCTGATGTCGTAGGCGATGTTGTGTGCAATTTGATAACTCGATGACTGAAGATCTCCCAGGAACAGTTTTAGTACTTCGACGGCGCTTTTACCTTTGGCCAGACTATCGGCTTGGGTGTAGCCGTGATCCGCCCAAAAAGAATCTTTAGGGATGCTCCAGCCATCTGGCCTGATCAAATAATAATGGTTGCTGATCATGTTCCCAGAGATATCTGCGACGGTCCAGGCCAGTGAAATCATACGGGTGACTGGATGTTCCCGGGTCGGCCTCCCTGTTGTCTCGACGTCGAATATTATGAAGTTCATGACAGAATTTTTATGGGTTAAAATGGTTGTTTATTGAAATGGTTAATGGTTAATCCGGGTTCGGCCACATGCACATTCTTTCCGGTCAGTTCCATCACTTCCCGCTGGAAGCGCTTTGCATCGCTGTTGCTGTCGCTGAGATGGATAAGGACGATATTGTTCACCTGAGAGAGATCGTTAGCCTGCAGGAACTCCTTACACGTCTTAATGGACATATGGGATTGCAGTACTCTGTTCCGAAGAAACCGCGGAGAAACACCTTCGAACACTTTGCGATCCACGATCGTCTGACAGTAGTTCGCTTCCACAATCACATTATTCAATCCTTCGAAAGTGTATTCCACGTAGTAACTGTCCGTGAGAAAGAGAATCAATCCTGACTCAGGATGTTCGATCAAAAAGCAGAGCGGCTCTTTACAATCATGCTTCACATCAAAGGGTAAGATCCTGAAGGATCCAAGGTTGAAAGCCTCATGCGCTTTGATTGGTTTTAGGCAATGATGTTTGAATCCAAGCTCGCTGATCGTTCCAGCAGAAGCATAGACGGCTATTCCTCTCTTAGCGATTGCCTCCGCTGCTTTGCAGTGGTCCTGGTGTTCATGGCTCACCAGGCATCCCACGATCTTGTTCAGATTAAACCCGACCGTCTTCTGAATAAGCTTGAAGTCTACACCGCATTCAATGAGCAAGATCTCTGTTTCGGTTTCCAGGGTGTACGCATTCCCTGCACTATTGCTATTTATTACAGTCAGTTTCATCAGAAGCCAGGGCCCAGGGTTTGAGTGGAAGCTTTTCCATTCACTTGTTTCTCTGAAACCTTTTCATCAGGGGTGAAAACTTCACCAGTTGTTTTATCGACAGAAGCGTCCTCGGCAATTGCCTCGACGTCCTGAGTCTGTTCAGGCATCGACATAGTCTTGCGGTTAGCGCCGGCGTTTATCTCTTGCTGAATATGCGCAGATACCGGATCCCGCCGGTTAACAAAAAGGTTGCTGTCATCGGAGGATCCGATATCGATCTTCAAACCACGTTTGATCACCGTTTTCATGGCCATCTGATCCGGGAAGTTTTTATGGGCTGGTGATTGCCCTTTAATTGGCCCTTGATTCCAGGCATCACGAATCTGCTCCATCGACATGATTTCACAATCCTCTCTGCCATCATTGTATTCTATGATAGCGTAAGCGCCGACCAGCTTGTCTTTTGCAATGTTTGCTAAATTCTGTACATGGGATAGTACTCGGAATTTGCCCTTCTTGATTTCGTAAGTGAATTCATCATCCTTATAGACTGGCATGGGATACACGTCTTTCACATCCGCAGTTCTTTTCGCGATCGCGATAGCACCCAGGTAGGATTCATCAAAGGCCAGCTCGTTGCCATAAGCGATAAAATATCCCTGTTTCTTTGCAACTGACAGAGCTTTGGTCACCATGTCAAACAGGGAATTGGCTATACTTTGCCTTGTACAAGACTGAAGTACCGGTTTGCTGTTTTTGTCGAGCGTATCCTGCAGTATGAGCCAGGCGGAGCGAATAGCGTTCTCGGCACTATAGTCACCGGGAAGCATTAGACCGCCCTCAGTTTGAAATCTCGACACTTTGTTTAAAATCTGATCCACGATCGACTCCTGGATCACGGCGGGCACATTGCCATTTTCAGATGTTTTCTCAATGGGTTTTTGTGTGGGTTCTTTCACGAGTTGATTCATGATTATGGGTTTGTGATCAGGCTACTTTCAATTCAGCCTGACCGCGTGTGACAATGAGGTTTACTATCTGGCTATCGCTCTGCAGAAGTTCGCTGACGCTTTCCCGGTTATCGATGAAGATCGGAGCGTGTACCTGGTAGTGTTCACAGAGCGCATTGATGATGTCCAGCCCAGCATTAATCTTGGAAGCGGTATTGAGATCGGAGAACGGAACGCCGTCAACCATGGCCTCGCAGGCCTCTTCCTCGCCACCGTTTATCAGTGTCTTGAACATCTTGAACCGAACGACTTTGAATTTGCCATTGATCCTGGATTCCACCATCTCGATCTTGGCCTTGCTGAATTCGTTGATGAGGAATTCAGTGGACTCCAGATCAGCCAACTGCTGAGCATAGCTCTTTTCCTGCTTCTGTAATTCCGCGATCCGGGTATTGCCGTTGTCGATCTGATCTTTGAGACCGAGCTGTCTCTTTAACTCATCCAGTTTACCGACATGTTGCTGTTTTGAATTCAACTCTGAAGTATTATCAGGCGTTGCTGTCTGAGGAGTTTTTGCGGTGAGTTCGGAAAGCTCCTTAAGAATGGTTTGATAGGTGTTGTCCGCATCGAGAAAGGTTTCCAAAGGCTGTGGTGTCTGCTGCTCCTGATGGACGAGGGTTGTGATCGCCGCTTCGACACTGGCCTTCTGACTTGTCAGGGAAGCGACTTCGGCTTTGTAAATTTCGACCTCACTTTCCAGCCCGGACAATTCGGTGGAAAGCTTTTTACCGATGATCTGGATGCCTGACAACTTCTTTGCTTTATCATCATTAAAGTTTGCCTCCAGCAGGTTGCGCTTGTCATCGATATCGATCGGATCGAGTGCCCGTTTGCATGAGGGGCAGATAAAAACGTGCTCATCAATTTTGATGGTCTCGGAATTGATCGCCGCCCATTCCTGACGCTTTTTGTCGATGGAAGTCTGGAGATCCTTTATTCGTGTTGAAATTGATGTGAGATACTGTGTTTTGGAAGTCAGCTGGCGGTCGATATCCAGCAGTTCGGACTTTTTGTTACGGAGATCCTTGCCGGCATCCTGCAGCTGGCGATCATAAACCTCCTTCACTGCGTAGTACTGGCGATCCTTCTTACTCTGCAGCTCGTATACCTTGCGCTGATGGTCCTGGAGGATCTTAAAATCAGCATCGGACTTCTTGGACTTGTCAGCCAGGATCTCATCGATGGCCTTCACTTCGGCCTGATGGTAATGGATATCGCTTTTGATGGTTATCCAGTCCAGTGGTTTGGGAAGGCTCCTGGATAACTCATCGACCCGGACCGGGATCATGTCGAGCTCATCCTTCAATTTCTTTTTCTTCGCAGCGATCGTCTTCTTGAGTTCAGCCAGGGAAACGTTTTGGAGCTGAGCCACCAGCGAAGCAAATCGGCTGTCAGTTGCCAGTAGGGATTCGTCATCGATCGCGCCAGCCATATCCACCAGGATCTTCCTGCGTTGCTGCCATCCCCATTTGCTGTTGTTGGTATTGAAATAGAGAACATTGGTGATCAGCTTGAAGATCTCCCCATCGATGAGCCCATTGATCTTAGCCTGGTACTCACCAGCTTTCAGCGGCACGTCATTGTAATAGAACAATTGCTCATTGCCGGAAAACACAGCCTCCTCAGACCCGCGCTTCTTGGTCCAGATCTCTTTGAAGATTCGCTTGATAGTGACTTCCTTTCCGTTAACATCCAATTCACCGAGGACCTCACACTCCGTCTTCTGAATTGGGTTGCCATCGAGGTCCAGGCGCTTTATCTGGAAGCCTTCGCGATCGGCGCTGTCCTTTCCAAACAACATCCAGGTGAATGCATCAAATATTGTTGTCTTGAAAGTGGCATTATCGCCTGATATATAGGTAACGGGATTGAAGTCAATGGTCAGGCGATGAACGCCTTTAAAGTTTGTGATATCCAGCTTTTTGAGGGTGATACTTTTCATATTCTTAATGATTGAATGGTTATAGAGCTATTCCCGCTTCATCCTCGAATGAAGGCCCATGTTCACCGAAATCATATTCCTCATCAGGCTTCTTCACTGATTCCGGCGCCGTTGATTTTTGAGCCCTTAAAAAAGTTCGTTTGTCCATAAAGGCACCGAGCAATTTGCTTTCGGCGAGGCTCATCCGGAATGGCTCGATGTGATGCCTGAAACGGGAGATCATAAACACATCGATCGCGTCATTACAGAGATTGAGCTGCTCAGTGGTTTCACAGGAATCGATCCACTTAAGAATTGTTGATATTGTTGCTTCGAAAGTCATTGACTAATAATTTTAAAAAAAGCCAGCCCCATTACAGGGCTGGCGACCCATAAACCCTAAACCCAGGCACTAATCGCCCTTCTTTTATTCTGGAGTCCGGCATTTAATCGACCGCTGTAGACTTTGAATGCCTGGACCTTTCGGTATCTTCTATTGAGCCGGAATTGCTTGACATCGAACTCCAACCGACGCAACACTTTTTCATTTGTACACTTTCTAATTTGATTGTCAATCACCAGGAACTCACGCTCACAGTCCCCTTCCACGTTTGCTCCATCGCCCTCTCCTGCTCTTGAGAGTATTATCCCCACTATCATCACCAGGAAAAATGCTGTTAACTGCAGGAGTGTCATTGCTGAAATGATTAATGAAATTTTGTTGAGCGATTGCAAGTCTTATCAGGGATATCAGCACGACGATCAGCAGTAAAATGATCGGGAAACAAAAAAGAATTATCATTTTCATTGGGTGGGGATTAAGGGTAGTTCAGGAATTAATGTTTTCCATTTGATCTCAGTCAGGATAGCTTGCAGGCCATCAGGGAACATGTCGAACAGGATGGCGGTGATGTCGGTCATAGCGCCGGTCTTGTAATTGCGCACTTTCACCATTAGGATGTGATCGACCAGGTCTTTGTCTGCATCATAATCGACTGTCACAATGAGCCCGGATTCCAGGAAGCCTTTGCGGTCATTCTGCTGAGTGGTTGATGTGAGGGTCATGGGAATTCGACTTGAAAAGTGAAGGGAGATACAGGTTTGTCCGCATCAAACGCCTTGATATAAGACTCCACTGTCTTCGACAATGGGACATATGTCCCGTTCAGGGTTGCTGAAAAGTAGGTGACGTTTACACCACTGAAACCCGCATCCTTTAATGCTAATGCAACGGGGCACTCATTACATTTATGTTTTTTCCCTTTGTTAAGGTGTTCTTGTTTTACTTCGATAGTGTGTGTCATATCCTTCCTGTTTTGCGAATCATTTCAGTATACTTGGCCACCCGGTGCGTCTTCTGATTCCTGCGCTGGCGAGCTGGAACACCAGGTTCCAGTCGCTTTTGCAGTTCCTGATAAGCCTGTTGGGCCACCAGGAGAGCGCTTCCGAGGTCGCTGAGAAGTTTAATGTGTTCGGCCTTCGGCATAATTTATTTGATAAACTGTTGCAGAATTTGATTACTTTATATAGCTTTGTTAAGCACTTGCTGCATTTGCCGATACGGCAACCAATATTTCCTCCTCCTTTAGTCCAGTTTCTTCACGAATGATTTCTACAGCAGTAGGAGTCGTAAGTCTGACGTCCTTGTTTTTCATCCAGTTTTCAATGGTATTCTGGCCCATATCAAAGGCCATCATGAGTCTGCCGATGATCCTGTTGTTTTTTTTAATGGCCGCAATGGCTTGATCTGAGATAACCATTTCCAAATTTTTTAGTTAAATTGATATTCAAAGATAATGGAAATATATTCCAGATTCCAAATTAAAATGGAATTATTTTCTAAAAATATTTAGTCTACATTGGAAAAGGTTAAAGACCCCATAGGGGAAAAGTTGAAGTTGGCGCGTAAAGCCCGAAAAGTTTCCGTGCCTAAAATCAGTACCCAGCTTGATATTCCGATGGAGCGGATATACAAATGGGAACAGGGCAAATCAACGCCTGGGTACGAAGACAAACTAAGAATTGAAAACTGGTTGAAAGACAGGACCTGGAAATATGTTCCACATGGAACACTTCCTCCTGGAACCAATTCCAGTGAAAAAGAGCCATCCAAGGATCCTGGCCCTGGTGTAGACATGAAAAATCCCCAGCGAGATGCCAGGGATGAGGAGCTTATTCAGGTCCTGAAGAAACAAAATGACTTTCTGGAAAGAATGCTGGAGTCTAGTTTAAGCTCACTGGCCACCACTCAACAGGTGGTGCTGGCTGAAGTAAAAGCCGGGTTGAAGTACGGGGCTCTAAAGGATGCTGGGGGTAACAAGAAGAAGGAGGCTGAGATTCTGGCTCAAATAAGCAGGACAGCCGGCGAATATCTTCAGACATTCGGTGTAAAGGACAATGCATCGATTGTGGACAGGTAAGGCATTTAAATTCCATGGGGTTGGGAAGGATTAAGGTTAAGAAACATGATAACATGGTTCTCCATGGAAACAGGAGGCTCAAAATACTCACCAACATCCACACCTTCATAGTACAATTACGAGAAAATATCCTACCAAGAACGCTTTTGATCGAAGTCAAACTTTAAACCATAGAAATGAAAAGGATTGCTTTGCTTTTTTTAATTCTGTCATGTAGCGCGATCTCATGCCGGAAGATCCAGGGCACTTATTGTTGGAAATGTGTCACCCTATCCTCTAATCCAGATTTTGTAAAAGAATTTGATAAGTGTGACAAGACAGAACATGAGATCAAAAAATTTGAGGACGATGGTTATACTTTCTCAACGAGCAGCAACGGCGGGGAAACTGAGAAGGAGACTGTCCCGATGAAATGCACAAAACAAGATTGATTGAGTACTAAAACACATACACCAGGCATCACCCAGCGTTTCCTGCAGCTCTGCGAGGAGGTCATTCACGAAGGCCATGCTTCGAGCATGACAGAATTTGCTAAAAGCATTGGTGAACACTCCCAAAACATCAGTCTCATGCAAAGTGGGGGCAGGGTTCCGTCCGTCGATAAGCTGGCAGAAGCGTGCATCAAATATGGATACAGTGCAAATTGGCTGATCTTAAATAGGGGAGAGAGGAAGTTGTCAAAGACGGATATTAAACCGATTGATCAAAGAGTGCAGCAGCTGGAAACGACCGTCAGCTCGCTACAGAGAAAGATAAAAGCCCTGGGAAAATAGTCAGTCTGCAGCGTTTAACAACGTTTAACAGCTGACTTTTTTAAACAGGCGTAGAATATCTGTTATACAGTGAGTGGATTTTGGAAGTGATTGAGATTCAACGGGCGAGGGTATGGGAGAAAGAGAATGATTAATTCCCTCTCTCTCCGCTCTCTTTTTCTTAGTTCATTGAATCTCTTGCGCTTCCGAGGCCTCGCTGTTCTTACGTTTAACAACTTGTTTAACAAAAAACAGCCATGCAAAGATTCCGACCATTTTCCGATCCTCAGATTTGCCCCAAGGATCCCAAGCCGGCCGACATGAGCCGGAAGTGGTCCATCAACTTTCGCTTCTTCAACACGGATAGCGGAAAGCAAAAGCAATTTCTGATTCGCCGGAATCTGAATGAGATTAGATCTTTCGGGGAAAGGCTGAAGGAAGCCAGGGCGATGTGTGAAGCGATACGGACCTCACTAAGACAGGGATGGAATCCGATCACCGGGAAGTTCCCTGAAGTATCGCATGACCCTCTGGGTGATATCAATGAGCTCTCCAAGATGACTTTTCGGGATGCGGTGACCTTTGCACTATCAAAGTGTGAAGCAGCTCCCCGGACCCTGCACAATTATAGAAATTCAGCGAACAGGATCATGAAGGCATCCCTTGCTGTTCTGATCACTGGCTCGCCCTCGCAATTTGATTTCGCTTCCCTGCAGATCGATGTCATCAAGCGTAAACATATCAAGTATCTGCTTGATCACTGCCGCCAGACTTACAAATGGTCCAACAAAGCATTCAATAAACACATGGGATACTTCAGGGCCGTCCTGGCCAGGCTGGAACAATATGAGGTGATCACTGGAAACCCTGCCTCCAGGATCAAGGAGCTGCCCGTGACAGAGACCAGGAAGTTTTTGCCTTACACTGATGAGGAAAAGAAAAGGATCCGGGAACACCTCTTCATCCATAATTATGGATTCTTCGTGTACCTCATGATGATCTATCACACGGGCATGCGTCCAAATGAGGTGTTGGCGCTGCGTGTGAGTGATATCAACATGGCCACCAAAGTGATTACACTGAATCCTGATGCGGATAGAGATAACTCGAAGACCAAAGGCATCAGGTTGATTCCGCTGGTCGACTCACTTTTTCTCCTGCTCAGGGAATGGCTGGAGCATGACCACCAACCGGGGTGCTACATCTTTGGCAGCCCTTTCTCTCCCGGCCGCGGGAATGCGGGGTCATCGACAAAAGGACATGGCGCCTTTCATGAGAAATATTTCCGGCCCTCCATGACCAGGATCAAACGGGATACGGTCACCAAGCTGTGGAAAAAAGTAGTGATCGACACACTGCAGATCAAAAAACACCTTTATGCAGCCAAGCACACCGGTGGTGATGACAAGATCATGGCCGGCATCGACCTGGAAGCCCTGAAGGAAATGTACGGCCACACCAGTAAATTCATGACGATGAAGTACATCACCAAGCTCAAGGAGATCCATCACAAACAGATCATTGCTCTGTCCCCGGATTTTTAGCGATCCCCTCAGTTACTAATTCTATGAGGTACGGTTCAAATCCATCATCTCGATAGCCCTTGTCATTGGGATAATAATGCCATCCATCCAGCATCAGGTTGAACTGTCCTTGTACTCTATTCCCACGCATCACAACGTAAGCGGTAGGAGCCTGATGGCCAGTGGTTAAAGTACCGGCGAAGTCCTTGTAGCTGATTGGAATGGGTGCAGGGTGCATAAGGCGAACTTATGAAAAGTTCTTAAATTCGACCCATGTGCAATAGAGTCGCCAGAAAAATGTCAGCCAGAATGATTCGGGAATATTTCCCCTATCTGCTTGAACACGACAACCTTCAGTACGATATTGGACCAATGGACCATGTGCAGGGGGTTGGCGTGTTTGCTTCTCATCCGATTCTTTACATCCCACGCGATGAAACCGAAATTCATCTGCAGTTGATGGAGTGGGGAATCATTGAACACTTCCGGAAAGTGAAACCGGACATGAAGAATCGAAACTTCATGCTCAATGCGCGGTCGGAACGGATCCTGAACGACCCAAAAGTGTACTGGAATAAAATTCAGGACAAAAGATGTCTGATTCCGGTTACAGGGACGTATGAGCACCGCGGCATTCAGGGTTGGAAAAAGAAGGTCCCATATTTTATAAAACCCTGCGACCAAACTGTATTCTTTCTCCCTGGTCTTTATTCCAGAGCGGAATTAGCAGACGTACAAACCGGAGAGGTCATTCCCACGTACACCTTCTCCATGATCACCAGGGCTGCAAACGAGGTGATGAGGAACATTCACAACGATGGCGAAAACCGGTGGCGCATGCCGCTATTTCTACCGCTGGAGATGAGTAAGGAATTCTTGTCAAAGGACTTAAGCAAAGAAAGATATGCCGAGATCCTCGCTTATGAGATGCCTTCTGAAGATCTGCAGTACTTCCCGGTGGCTACCATTGCCACGGCAAAACTCCGTGAAGATGGCCTGGATAAAGATGCACCATACGAGTGGGCGAAGCTGCCGGCGCTGGGTGAATTGAATCCGATGTGAGGATAAAACGGTGAATGGGTGGTTATTTCCTCATGGCCTGTATTACCGCACAACTGAACTTCAATTCAGTAACGTTACAGCTGGCAACAGTGGCCCGGGATGGATAAATGCCCGGGCTTATTTATACGGTCCCAGCACCTGCGTTCCACCACCCTTATGGGATATGGATCCGCGCACCTTGCCATTCTCATTCACCAGGTCGATGAAGGTGTTCACCTTGTCCTTTACAACTTGTTCAACCGCTGAGCCATCGCTCCACATAAGCCCGTAAATTATCGGCCCCTGGTTTGCCATGGCGACCTGGATCCTCTCGGGCCAGACGATGGTGATGGGTGGTTTTACCGGCGGCTTCTGCTCGATGACTGGAGGAGCATCAACAACTGTTTTAAAACCTTGTGGCTTACCTTTCCTTTGTCTGAGCATCCAGTCGGACCAATCCTCTACGCTCTCTGTAAAGCCCTCTGTCGGCTTCGCGCCGACAAACACATCATCCCAGATGTCGTGGCCTTTGTCCATCCACAAGGACAGCTTGGCGTTGGGGGCAGTGATTCGGCTCCATATTTTGCGAACAACGCCTTTGTAAGTCTTGCCGTTCAAAACGAAATCATCCACAGGGTTTCCTGGGCTTGCTGTATCCTTGCCGCCAGACCATGCCCACACTGGAAGGTTAAGCCTGTTGATTACCTCTGCAAGCTTGATGTTGCTTGCATCGTCGGTTCGGTACCCGCCACAGATAATAAGGTAGCAGGAGTTGCGCAGGATCGCGTTATCATTACCTGAATACAGAATAGACAGCGTGCCAATGGCGCCCATCGACAATCCTCCAACCGCTATCTGATCCGTGTCAACAAATGGCTCTTTTTCTACGAAGTCCCGCAGTCTCCCGTATTCGTTGTTCTGCCAGATACTCTGAGGAGAATTGTCGGCCTGCGGGAAATAGGCGATAAAGTTTTTTTGATCCACCTTGTCGGTAAGCCCTTTAAACATCCAGCTTTCGGTCATCCTTTTTGCCAGCTTACCGAGTCCGTCAAATCCAAGGGTTTCGTCACCGCTTTCACCAATCCCATGCAGAAAAATCAAGACGGGATATTTTTTCTTTTCGTCAAATGTGTTGGGAACCACGCGCAGGTAGGCAGGCATGGTTATCGATTCGGCGTTGAGCGTTATTTTCATGATTAACCTATTTTGTTTTGATTAAATGATTTTACTTTTTCCCACCAGCTGCGCACATCGAATGATGGGCAATATTTCCATCCTGGCTTACCAGGTGTCAGGAAATCCCTGTGGCCAACCACATCAGCGTTGGGAAACATTTTCTTGAACTTCGTGACCAACTCGATCTGGGTGTTGACCTGCTGGGTTGTCCTATTGTCCAATGGGTTCCCTGTAGGTGCAATTCCTCCGATGTAGCTGATGTTGATACTGTCGTGGTTATGGCCAGCAACGCCGTTTGATACCTGCTCGATCGGCAGCAGGTTCACTGCCTCTCCGGTGATCTTGATGATGAAGTGATAACCTGGATTCTTCCAGTGGAGTTCCTCTCTCCAGTATCGCTGGATAGAGGGAATCGTGGTGCTCTGTGGTGTGGCCGTGCAGTGAAGGATGATGTGGTTTATCGTTCTCATTATTTAAAAGTTTGATAGATTCCAAAGGCAGCAACTCCAGCCAGGAGCACTATTTTGAACCTGCCTGCTCTCACCGATCGGGTGTATTGTTTCTGCAGATTCTGAAACTTTGTTTCCTGCATCTTCTGCATGGCGCCGTGATTATTAACGACCAGGTTCAGCCGGCCGATCACGTCCTGATCCTCACGAATCTGATCATCCTTTTGCTGGATGATCTTGACCATCTCATTTACTTTCCTGCTCAGCAGGTCATACTCGATTTTGAGGCCGTCATAGCGTTCCAGATCCTTCACCGTGGCAATGGCCACACTGCGAGAAATCCTGACCTCAGGGTTTAGCATATCGCTCTGTGAGGTAGCGCTCCAGCTGCTCAGGAGTATAAGAATCAAAAACAGGTATCTTCTTTTCATAAGTTTCTTTGACAATTTTTATTCTTCGGTCAATGGTGTCTACGACATATTCCAGGCTGTCCACGGTTTTTTTCCTCGCTTCAAAGGCATGCTGGATTTCCGAGTTTTTGTTTAACAGGCTGTCATTTTGATGCTGCAGGTATTCATAAGCGGGATCTTCACCAGGTAGCGGGACTTTGCGAAAAACAAAGAGCAGAATCGCAGTGACCGCTACAGCCAGCAGCATCCATGGCAGCCAGCCCTTCCAATTGATATTGTTGATATTGATCATGGGTTAGGTGGCTCTTTGGGGAAAATCTTGCTTTGATCACTATCGCTCTTATCCTTGGAGGTCCCGAAGTAGTAGGATGCTACAGTGCCGATCACCCCGAGCACGAAGCCCACGCTGATGTTGAGGATATCCTTATTGTTTTCGGGGATATTAACGGCCAACAGCGCAAAGAGAAAAGCAAAAGTCAAAATCACGATGATGAAAGCCAGGATCCCACGGGTGTACTTGAAAATGGTGTCAAAGAAATTCATGATGTGTCACTTTTTAAGTACCTGAATAATATTTAATGTGTAATTCCTGATCTCCTGAGCCAATCCTGATATTTGATTTCTGAACTCTTTCTGCACCTCCTCGATCTTTTTATCCAGGTCATCACCACTTTTAGTCAACTCCTGATACTGGGTGACTAGTTCCTTGACAACCTTCGCTCCTGTGGACGTCTCCTGAATCTTTGCCACCTCAATATCTTTTTGGGCGACAGTTTTAGCAATCTCTTTGTCCCGGCTCGAAACGGTGCGAGTAACTAACCAGATCGTAGAGGCCGCCACGGGAGGAAGAACCATAAGACCAAGCCGCCACAGCCCTTCAATCTGCTCGTTTGTCATTCTTGAGTATTTTAATCCTATCCGGTAGGTCGTTGGCCCAATCTTCAAGGTTTTGGATTATCTGAGCTTTCTCTTTTTCACTTCGGATATAAGTTTCTCCTTCTTTAATCGACTCTATTAATTCCAGGTACGTGCCTTCGCGGTCTTTTTCAATAATATCTTTCGCTCCATTCTTTTGGTACTGGATGCTCTCTGTTGCTGTGATATGACCGCTTATAATAATCGGATAGAACAACCTGAACGGATGGGTACTTTTTATTTCTTTAAGCACATCGAGGCCCGTTTTACCACCTTCAGAAAGCATGTTATCTAAAACTAATGTTTCGGAATTCTCGTCAATGGCTTCGAGTAGGGCCTTGCTTTCGGCATAAAAACAGAAGTCTTCCATGTCTTTATACTCAGCTTTTTCCAAGGCTATTTTCATCAGTTCACGATCTTCCCCATCATCTTCAAGAATCAGGATTCTGCGTTTTTTTTTCATTTGTTGTTCCATGTCTTACGCTACTCTTTGCAATCGTGGAAGTGAGTATATAAGCCCTGCTTTGTAAATGTTGGGGTAGGTGAACCATTGATCTCCGTTGGTCTGAGAAATGTTTCTGTTTTCGGTAAGATCGATTGATACTGCCTCCCGAACCCAGGAGTGAGCATCAAGGGAACCTGTGTTTGCGTTGAATCTGTAATACTGCGATGGCGTCGCCGGCCGCTGCGCATTCAGATTGCGAATGAAGGTGTCAGCGACAGAGATAGGCGCGAGCGCATCAGCAATGTGATGATACACATAGAGAGGTGCTCCCCACTGAGCCATTTGCAAATAATTTGTTGCAGCGATGTAGCCGGGAGCAATCGCAAAAAAGGCTGCCACACGAGTATGTATTGACTGAAAGCCGTATGCCTGAAGAACACCGCCGCCACCCAGAGAATGTCCGATAAGGTAAATCCTGTTAAGATCAACCTGGTTTGCCAGATTTGCATACGCATAGTTGATGCAAGTGTCCGGGTAGGCCATCGGCCAGGTGCCATACTCTGAGGAGCACTGCGCAAACATGACTGCGTGTTTTATAGTTGCGATCCCTTGCGGCGGGAAATATGCCGGAATCTCCGCTCCAGCGGCTCTGATCAATTTTGGAGTACCGTAATTCGGGACAATGTCTATTCCTCCCGCGCCCAGATTCCCCCTGGCTCCACGCTCGCCAATTCCGTGTAGCCATATCCATAGCGCAGGTTTTGTGCCGCTTGGATTCGGAGTTGGGATATGCAGCCCTATGGCTATAGGTATGTTATTGGCTGTGCTATAGCCGGTGCCAGAATTGACGACAAATTTGGTATAGCTCATTTACACGTTTTTAATTGACCATGTAGTTCCATTTGACACGAGCATAACAAGCTGAGTGCCGGGTACAAAAGAACCCTGAACTCGAAAGAAAAAGGCATTAGCCGATACGACGAAAAAAATCCTTGGCCCTACACTGGCAGCGGTTGGCAGCGAAAAATTTATTTGGTCATCAGCGGTTTGAGTTGCAACGTGATAATTATAACCCGGATCAATTTGGGCGCTGGCAGTATAGTTTTTGGCTGCTAGGGTTGGAATCGTCGCGTGCTCATATCCGTTATTTATTGGGTTTCGAACAATTGCCTGACCAGCACTGCCTGTTACCGGAACCAGTACAAGTTTCTTTCTCGTGTTTTGTGTCGTAGCAAAGAATTCCCAGCCATCATTTTCTATCAACCCGTTTTCAGGGTTGCTAAGTATCGGTCCTTCCTGTAGCTTGAGCTGGCCAGAGTTTGCAGTCCCTGCTGTGTTTTTGTGAAACAGATGCAAGTAAGCAGAAGGAACACCGGCATTACCGCCGACTTTCACCTTGTTCAGATACTCGATACCACCAACTACATTGCTCCACTGCGAAGATCCTACCGTGCCTCCCCAGGGTGTCAGTAGATTCACACCATCCCAACGAGTGAGAATGCCATTTTTCGTATAGTTGATAAAATCAACATTTGCTGGCCACTCGACATAGTAGTGGGAGGGTATATCCAGACCGCTGATTACGGTGATACGTCCGGGTGTGCGACCTTGCAAGGCGCCACAGCCCATGTATGCAACGCTGCTGGGTCCAAATCTGTGGAAAATAGGCGTATTGGTGAACATCGTGCCCAAGCCCATTTTTGTCATCCACTTCAGGTAAAAATATTCAACATTTGTAAACTTGTTGCCTAAAGGGGGTGCACCGCCGGGAACCGTTGACAAGCCTGTGCCAAAGTCCACAAATTCATTACTGAAGACGCCAGTATTCGGCCCACCCTCAAACTTGAAGTTGGTGAAGTCGTTGTATTGAAACCTTCCCCTGGCCTTAATGCCATAATCAGCCAACTCGATTAATACATTATCCCAGGTGTTGGCTGTGAATGCGCCGGTTTCGGTCGTATAGCCATCAATATAGATAGCGTAATGGCCACCGACACGACCGATGCCGCCATCTATTCCAGAGAAAGTGTGTTTATCGCAATAGCTTCCGCCATCTAGTGACTTCAGCAAGATGCCATAAGTGTTTTCGCGCAGGTAGTTGAACTGAATTGTATTTTCCTGACCTCCATGGTTTGCTGTGCCGCCTGCGTTGTGGCAAAATGCAGCATTGAAGCCTGCGACATAACCCATCTGGACCAGCGAATGATGAGTGTCGTTGAACTCGATGAAATTGCTGGTAAGGCTAGACCATTTAACACCGGTGCCGCTCGTGGCATTCATACCCGTGCCATTGTCAAAATCAGCCTTAGTGAAGCCCGTGAGGCCGAGCTTGCCGTATCCCGCTCCTTTAATTCTAACCTCGTGCCCTATGATGCTCAGTGGTGCCCATTGTAAAAAGCCGTTTAAGCAAAAGACATCGCCAAGCACTAACAAATTGACCCTTTTTGATGCCGGAATGATTACAGTAGATGCAAAATACCACCGTCCATGCGGGATCACGATCAACTGTCCATCTGCAGCCGCAGCGATCATTGCAGTGAGTGCTGGACTATTGTTTGTGCCACCCATGACCGTGCCGACACTTGAATAATTGGCAACACCGCCATAGGCCTCAATATTTAAGCCTTTGAGTATGTTACCGGATCCTCCAAGGACTGCTGAAACAACGATCGGATCCAGGGCGGTACCATCTGCGTCACTGAAATTGACGTTGACTCCTGCAGCATAGTGGGTTTGAGTTACATCCGAAGGATCAAAATCGAGATCCAGGATGTAAGGATCGCCGATTGTACCACTGCCGTCAATGAGAAGTCCTGAGTCCTCAACAACGTCTATTTTGGTCTCAGAACCATCAGCTGCCGGTCCTTCCCCATCCCCCACAGCACTGGTGGATTCCAGGTATGCATATGTGCCATCACTGAAAAAAGTATATGCCGTCATTGGCGGCACAGTACCTGAATGACCCGGAAATATCTCGTCAGCTTCGATTAACCCGATGGATTCATCTGCTGCAATATTGATGATGGTAAGTTTCCTGTTTTCCCATTCGGCAACAGGTCGCATGGTCAACGCTACAGGGGCGGTGTTGTAATTGCAGATCACCACTTCAACACCCGCCAATACCGTATCGGCAGCGGTGGAGACAACCTGACGGCCATACTCCAGATACGTGAAGACGGTTCCGTCATTAGTGCCATTTCTTCTGAAATATTGATTCGCTTCAGACGGTGGTCGGTCAGTCAATCCTTCGAATGTGGAAGATCCGCCTTCGCCGGAAGACTTAACTACAAGATCTTCGTCCTCAATTCCATCCCGATACCAATACTCAGTTACACTTGAACCATCATCCGCTAATAGCGAGAGTCCTTGGAATCTGAAATCTTCCGGAATGGCTGCGTTGGCCGCCGCCGCGCTTGAAAAGAAAACTTCCGCTCCGCCAAACCACTGGTTGTTTACTGAATCAGTAACAATTCTCCTAAGCCTTTCGTCAGCGGCATTGACCAATACCAATCCCAGGTTGTCGTCACTGGTGGTATCAGTTGGATCATGGTACCAGGCTCCTTTGAATTTGCCCTTACCGATAACATAAGTCTTCCGTTTTTCATAATTAATGATCTTGCGGAGTTCAAAAGGACTCTGGTAGACTTCAAAATTATCTTTTGGTAGGATGCGCCTCATGTGATGATGGGTAATTCATTAAACCAATTGGCATATCTACCCCCGGGAATCACTTCGTTATAGTTGCCTTGCTGAGAATACAGTGTCAGGACGATGGCTTTATCGTCGATCCAATCAATTTGTTGAATAATTGCGGCTGGGTAACTAGTTGAAAACATAGAAGCCGTCACTTCAACATGGGTAGAGTCGATGAAATTGATGACCGTCATTTCCAGACCAGTCAGTTCGCCCTCCAAAAACTCGAAGACCTTTCCTTCATCGCTTTCTACAAACCAGGGGTTAACAAGAATCAAAATATTATCAATAAGGGTAGCATCATCCGGGCTCATGCAGAAAGCCGACAGAAATAATGACTCAGGTTTATCATAGATGACACTAGTCATTGACGGTGCCTTAGCCCGCTGCGTGAAGTCGTAAAAGTGGTTTGCACCTACGGGTTTAAACCCCCATCTAAACCGGTCATATTGGTCACCGATACCGATATGCGCGGAATTGTTATCTCTGTCCTCAGCAAGTGTAAACAACTGCTCCTGGTGACTCAGTCCCACACCCAGGATAGTTTGGTAAGGTGGAAAAAAGTCTGAAATTTCAATGACGTGCGCACTCTCAGCGGTAAGGTGAGCGAAAGAGTCCACTTTTGTTTTCACCGAAGGGCTTTTTCCGACTTCTCCGAGAACAAAGGCCTTATTATTTTGCTGGTACTCGTCTTTGCCTCCGATATCCCTGATCAGATCACGAAGGGGAAGTTGATCGGAAGGGTAATCGTCCCAAATGGTATCATAATGATGAACGATTCGCTTAATTTTTTTGAATCCATAATTGGTTCCATAATCATCGAAGGAATTTAGATTATACCTCTCAAACGCATCCAGGGATATGTTGATTAAGGAATTGCCAATCGGCCTGTTGATAACCAGGTGCTTGAACCCCGTTCCTTCAGTTTTGTTCTCAAAGGAAGTATTCAAAACCCCTACAGTGTCATCTTCGAAAGAAATCTGCATCACCGAACCTGGTTGCACGTCAGCTCCAAAAAAACCGCGCACGTCATGAATGGATCCGCCATCAAAACATAAGTTGCTGATGGATCCCCCGCCGCTGTACTGGCACAGATAAATTGGCCTGACATCACCAACGCTGCGCGCAAAGGAGATACTGCAGTCCCGGAACCGAAGATCAAAGGAGGCCTCTGCGTTTACAAAATGAGTTCCCTTGATATCTTCCATCGAAACCTTCTCGAATTGACCAAAGAAATATTCATTACTGCTTCCCAGAAGATTTAGGAAACCTTGCTCCACAGCATAGCCTTCCATGAAGAATTTGTTTACGTAGATGTTTCCACCGAAATCAAATTGTAATACCCACTCTATGACGCCGGCCTGGCAGTTTTCGAGGTTCCAGTTAACGGCCTGGCTTTGACGGTTCCAAATTCCTCGTTGAACATTGTAGAATTGAACATTTTGAAATTGGAAAAAATCGTTGTTGCCATTAACGTAACCATTCTCACCGGCATTACCTTCAGTTTTGATAGCCGCTTTTGCGAAATAGGGCGCAGTGATAGCCTGCTCCTCGGTGCTGCTGTTGCTAAAATGCCCTGTGGGATCACCGAAGTTTACGTTGATAAAACGGTGCCGGCGTTGCGACATCGCGGGATCAATTTCCGAATCAAGAACTGGTAGTATAATGGCCTTCAATTGTTTTTCCGGTTCAACATCGCGGTATCCCCAGAAGGAAAGTGTATTCCATTCGAGCCCCTCACAACCATGGCACTTAAACATCACCTTGGTATCATTGGAGGTAGCATTTACCAGCCAGCGGAAGCCTGAACCGCTTCTTCCGATTTGTGAAACGCCCTTAAATGTTCCGTAAAAGAAGTAGAGATTGATTTGGTCGGAAATTCCGTAAATCCCGGACAGAATGATCTTGGCTGCAACCTGGCCAGGGGTATCGAAGAATGAATACGTGTACAGTGAATCAATCATCTTCTGAATGGCGACAGTACTATCAATATTATTGAGGGCAGCCAGACTTGCCACCGTCATTGATCTTTCAGGTTGCCACAATGAGCGAGCGCCCCACCATTCCGGATAGATCACTATTTGCGTCATCCTACCCGTGTTGATCCGGGTAGAGAGGGTGCTGGCGAAAATTGGAAATGGTTCCGCAGCGGGGAGATTTTCTTCAAACACGATGGAACCTGTTCCGGAGAGTAGGTTCCCGGGCCTGAATTTTAACTGTTTCCCATAAGGAACAGTCACCGCGGTGGCTCCGGCAATTGGATAGCTTGCCCCTTTCGGATTATTGAAAACGATGACATGTATATCTGTTCTGGCAAGTGCACTATTCAAAGCAGCAACATTTGCAGCTCCGGTATTCGATGGGTAGACGCCACATTGCTCAGCGTTGAGTTCGCCGGTAATGATCAGTTGTTGCCTTAGATCACCATCAGCCCGGACGTAAGGTCCAGCCACAGCTGTAGAAGGATCTACCTCAGCATATGTGCCGCGGCTTTTGGTTCCATATTTAGTCTTGCTGGTTGCCATAGTTTAAAAATATGGATCAATGAATACCTGGTCGTCGCCTCCCATTCCGTCTGCTTCCCTGAATTCTGTCAGGCCATCGCCGAGGTTGTACAGAAATCCGGCGACATCACGGGTGCTGTTCAATATCTGCAGCTCGGCATTTCCCCCTTGCTTTCTGATAATCACTTTATCGTACCTGAGTTCACCAACGGTTGGATCTGGCATAAAATATTTTTATGTGATGGTGACCCGGCCAGTGGCCAGACCGCCAAAATCAAATGTGTATTGTGTTGTGTCCAGGATGTCGTTAGGCGAGATCTCCACTTTGGAATCCCGATACTTGCCATCAGGTCCCTGGATCTCCACGAAGAATGCACCGGCGTTTCCGAACCTTGCTTTGCGATCTGCTGTCCAGGCAAGCACGAGCAGGGCCACATTGTCAAACGTGACAATCTCGTTTTTGCCCGAGATGTCTTCCTGGGGATCCACTTCTGGAGCCAGGATCTGATCCGTGCAACACTGACCTATCATGAATGGAGGCATATCACCAGCGCCCGTCAGGGCATTTTTCTTCTGTTACTAAAGCTTTTTCATTTATCGGGCAGCCGCACAACTCGCAGCCAATCCCTGATCCGATCTCATCTCGCTTGAGCATCCCATCGATGAATTTTTTGAGCCAATGTTCCTTTGCATGCGGACATTCAACACAGATCCCCACTCTTTTCACCGCGAGCTCCCGGTTTGCCTGACTGATCTTAACCAGGCGAAGGCTCTTTGCCCATCCTTCGGCAATGTTTCTCAGTTCCATGAGCATCCTTTTTCGTCATCATCGTCATACATATTCAGTGAAATGCCAGTGCGGCCTCGGATTGGTTGAGTGGTTTGTAAATCGAATCCTGAAAACCGCACACTCACCAGGTAATTAATCATGTCCTCGACCAGTGGATTCATTCTGGTAAACATGGTTTTATCCATCAGGTATTTGAGCTCACCCATCCCGATCGAGGTGGATCCACTACTACTGCCGATGTTGTCTGGATTATTCTTCTCAACACCCTTTGCAGTGAACCTTGCCCGATTAACTGGAAGGGCGACATAATACACGCACTCCGCGGTGATCTTGTGCAGGTGCTCAGTCCAGAGAAATTGCTGAGCGGCTGACAGGTAGGAGTCGGAATTCACCAAGTCGCCTTCTTGCAAGACGATGGCGTCCCGGTTGGAACCACGGCCGGCATTGAGGTCTGTTTCCAGGCCGGCTTTGTTGGCCGAGGTCACAACCTTGTTCTTGGCTTCGATGAGCTGATCGTATAGAGTAGCTCCGATGACCGGTTTGACCAGACGCCTTTCTGCTATGATGATGGACTGCAGAATTATCCTGGGATCCACCTGGTGATCCATGGAGGCATGAAAGATCACTTCATCTGTAGTGATCAACACTTTCGTTCGTAATGGATTTAAACCGATCATTTCTTACCCTCCTTCTTTTTTGGATCCTCGTCTTTTTGTTTGGCGGCCACCTCGCTGATCTGTTTCTTTCCTATTTCTCCGCCAATTGGTGCGCGACCGATCTCTTCCCGTCCTTCATCCACTGTCAACAGAGAATTAATATCGAGCAGGCCTTCCATGGAAACAGGGATCACTGGTTTTATGTACCAGGGCAAATCGTAAAACTTGGTTCCCTTCCACTCATCGATGATCATCATCAATGGAAATATGAAATTGTTGAGGACCAGCTGCTGTGGTGGAAGTATTTGCGTTTGAAACTTGATGAGGAACAGCTGCTTAATGAATTCGCCACCCTTACCCAGGCTGGCGCCTTCCTTTAGATCCATCAGCACCCGACTCCATCCATGAGAAGAGATAATTTTATCAGTATTGTGACTGTCGAACTCCATGAAGTGCCCTTCATTTCGTTCAGTAAAAGGGATCAGCTTGGAATTTGCGGTACCGTTTTCAACATTCACGGGAAGGATACGTTGTGCCCTTCCTTCGCCGGTATACATTTTCTGCAGGTTGCGCAGGAACTTTTTTTCCTCATCAGGGCTCATTCCACCTTCAATCAGCAGCAGTGCCGCCAAAAACATATTGTTGTCGAAATTGTCCAGGTTAAATGAGGTGGATTTCCACTCCAGGACGGTATTTGTCAAGCCTGGAAAAGATGAAGGGAGGCCGTAGTCATCGACGCCCTGAATTTCGTTTTTGATGTGGATGACAGTGCGCTCCACGGCGCCATCCTTCAGCCAGGTATCTGGATTATCTTCCTCCCACAGTGGAATGCGAATGGGTTTCTCATCTTTTTTCCAGGAGTAGATATTGTCTCTCCTGAATTCTTTACTGCGCAGTACGTGGGTTGGATCGGCGCCGTCCTTACGCAACTCAAAGCGGCAGTCCATGTTATTGTGCGGGTAGACATGCACATATCTTTCACCCATTACCTCGGTGCGGACGATCTCTACGAATTTGTTCCCATCAGCATAGTGGGATTCAAAAACTGCCTGAAGGATATCATCGATCGTCTGTCTCTTCTTGTTTAGCCGTTTGTCAAAGGCCGCTGGAAACTCCTGATCTTTTACCTGCAGGCCTGCACCAACAGAATAGTATTTCTTGTCGAGGATGCAGTTGTTGTGAGTCGGTGAAAGCAAGCGTGCTTCCAGTAGGGTACGGAATAAATTGTCGGTGGGAGCAAAAAAAGGCAGGTATTCATAAGATCCAATGGAGGTGAAAGCGGATCCTCCAAAGGTTACTGGTATCGGGTTTTTCTTATCGAGTTTGAGCGTATCGTGAACCTTGATGCTGCTTTTAGAAGCAGGTGCTTTTGATTGAGGAGGTTTGTTGGTTCGCGTAGCCATTTATGTATCCTTGTTTCATTTGTGAGCGATTTACTTGATCGCCTTTTCTACCTGAGTCATCTTCTGTTTTTTTAGAAGGGCCTCGGTAGGGAGATTTTCAAAGAGTGCGAGGATACTGGGATCCTGGGAACCGTGAGCGAGTAATCCAAGATCGAGAAGGTCTTCCTGGGTCCGCTTTCCAAGAGCAATACCGCTACCCTTGAAAGCGATAACGGTATTGCTATATTTCGGCTTTATGCGAATCATCGGAAGGAAGATTACGAGCCAACTGTTTCGAAAGCTTCCAGAGAAGCTGCACTGCCAGAGTATTCGTAGGCGCCTCTGCGGTAATCACCGGTGAGCAGCGTGGTCTGGCCATTGGCGTCTTCTAACAGCTTGCCGGTGGTACCAGTGGAACCATTCTGCTTCATTTTCCAGTCGGTGATGCGAGCTGAGTTGACATACTTCTCACCCAGGACGATGATCTTTTCACTGTTCAGCTCGATGATGATGCCGATACCATGACAGGCAGCAGCTGCATCTACCTTTTCGTTCCACTGCGTGATGAAGTGGCCGATATCAGGCAGCAAGAATTCCAGGATGTGCTCGTATTTTATCGAAGAGCCGGTCAGTGACTGGGTGTATCGATACTCTGCCGTCTTCTCTTCGAAGATCACAGGATAAAGCAATGCCCCGTCACCAGGATCCGCACCTGCTCTCAACGCGATTGCGGAATATGGCGCTTTGTTGCCATCAGCGTCAGCGGCTGCCTGCGTGAAATTGAAGTCGTCCCGGTCGAAGATCCAGGCGCGGGAAATGCCTCCTGAAGTTGGAGCGCATTCCCTGTCAAAAGCTTTTAATGATATCGAGAGCATTGTAAAGAAGTTTATTGTAGTGGTGAAATCGGGTTGATTAAGCCGGCAGTGCCAACACTGAATGCTCAGGAAGGGCGATCTGTGTACCTGACTTGAACACATTCAAGTACTTCCAGCTCAGCTCATCCCAATCGTACCAGATCTTCAGTGCCACATCGAGGTTTGGACCTTCGCCGTAATCCTTGTCGGTTGCGTAAATGAAGTTTCCACGCAGCGTGAGAATACCCAGGTGAGAGTTTACTCCGTATATCTGTGTAAGAACCGGTTTGAAGATCTTGTTGACGAAAATGGGAATCCCTTTGTAGGCGCGAACCTTGATGCCATCCTGCACGTAGTTCACTGCTTCACCGTTTGTGGCGCCAGTGGCAATGAGGTAGTCTTCGTAAGCATCTGCCCACTGCTTGTCGATGTAGAACGCTTTTTGGTTGTCTGCCACCATTTCCAGGTACTGGTCCTGTTTGTCAATCATGCTCTGGAAATAGGCTACCGCGTTGGCAGGGGAAATCAGCGCATCGGGAATGTTGAAGGTCTGTGCACCAGGAATGGTACCATCGGTGATGTACTTTCTGTACTGGGTGAGAATGCCATCATACTTGTTGGTATTCCATTCGGCATCATTAGCGTCTGCGCGCGATGTGTCGCCGAAATAAAGCAGTGACGCATAATCTTCCCGGATCGCACTGCGGAAGAAAGCAAGGATTTTCGGAATGAATGATGGATCGCCATTGCGCCAGTCTTTCAAACAGCCCTGGTAGAACTCCTGAGCACAATATTTTGTGGCTGCATACAGTTCAGTGACCGAGATCCGGCGCACGTCTGCTCTACCCAGCGGGTCAAATACGATGTTACACGAAGCGTCCCGGCGCTTGATGATATTACGGAAGCGGGTGATGTCGATGATCTTCCGGCTGTCAGCCACGTCATCGTAGATCGTGAACTCACCAAAGAAACCATTGGTCACATCGGCGTCGGTAATCAGGTCGCCGAACGACGGCTTCAGTATCTCCAGGAAGAACTGGGGACCGTTTATCGAAATCTTTTTGAAAGCAGGCATGGCTATTAATTAAAAAGTTTATTGAATAGGGTTTAAGATCCGGATCCTGTTGCGCCTACAGTTATTGAATCATTATCCTTGTCCCATGATCCGAGCGCTCCAGACGTGATAGATATGCCAACCAGCTTCGCATGGCCATCGCTCAGGCAGCCCGTATCTGATATGACAGTGGCCAGGAGCGTGTATCCTTCAGAAGGATCCAGGGTGGCGGTCGACAGTGTGACTGCATCATCGCCGTCGGCGGCTGCTATGCTGCCCAGGACCTTTTTGCCGTCCTTATCGTAAATGGAGAGATGAACGATCTTGCGATCTGCTCCATCACCATACACCGAAGCGTCCGTGAATGCTATTGTCTTGGCGCCAGCGTTGTAGACAAACGTTATGGAAGGTGCAAATCCAGTGCACTCACAACCTCCGCAGAGCTTGTCAATGATATTTTCGTTTGAGAACGGTTTCATGATACTTTATTAAAAAGTTGAAAATGTGTTTAGTCTTCGTAGCTCACTTTCGCCTTCGACAGCGCAGCGGCATTGGCATCAGGCTTTTCGCTGGCAGGCTTTGTCAGGCCGGCTGCGATCTGATCCTTCAGCTTCTTGTTCTCAGCCTTGATATTCTCCAGCTCGATTTCAGCCGCAGTTTTTTCCACCACTTCGGCTTTCTTTTCCTCCGGCTTGGTTTCAGCTGGTTTTTGCTCAGCAACCGGTTTTTCTTCTGCAGGTTTCTTTTCCTCAACCGGTTCTTTTGATTTCTGGTCAAGCACTTCAGCGAACGGCTTCAGCACTTCCTCAACCATGTTGAGGATCTCTTCACGCCCAACGACGTTTTCAAATTTTTTATCAGTTTTTGCTCCGGTGACAGAGTCCTTAAGTGTCTTTAGAAAATTCATGACTTCAGCTTTGAAATTTGAAAAAGCGTTTTGTGATTCTTCAGGCTTTTCTATTGACGCTGCAATGCCTGAAGGAATATGTTTGAAATTGTGTGCTTTGAAATCCAGACCTGCGGTTACCGGTTCAGCGTTGATCAATTCATCAACCAGTCCTTCTTTCTTGGCGTCCGTACCGGTCATCCAATGATCACCGTCAGCCCACAGGTTGGTGAAGTGTTTTGCCGATTTACCTGAACGTTGTGCGTAAATGCCAGCCAGTTCATTGGTGATCTTGTCGAGGTTTTCAGCTTGTTCCCGAATCTCTGATGCATTACCCATTGCATAAGACCAGGCTGCGTGAATAATCATGAAACCGCTCTTTGCCATGAAAAGCTTACCAGGACTTGCACACATGGCCATGATGGAAGCGATCGAAGCCGCGAAGCCTATGATCTCCACTTCCTTTTCCGCCTTGTGAGCTTTGATATAATTGTACAATGCCAGTCCAATCATGACGTCCCCGCCGAGACTGTTAATGACCATCTTGATTTTGGTGGGATTGGCTGCTTTGATTTTGTTGATCGTATCCTGGACCATGTTGGTGGTTTCCCAGGTTTCCCAATCAAAGCCGTCGTAGATGTAATCGGTGAAGTGAAGTTCGAGTGTCGAAGTGTCTGACTCGTTCTTAATCCCTATATGTCCCCTCACTTTTGGCATTGTGGGACAAATGTGGAAGTTCTGGAATGGAAAAGATCCTTTTCAAAGCGATGTCGTATCGCTTATCGATGCACTTTCTGAAATGCCGCTGAGCAGCGGAACGATCAAGACCGAGTTTTTGTGCACACTTTCCGTAGCTGTTTCCCTTGAGCTTGCACATAGAAATTTTATATCCTTCGTAGCCAAGATCACCAATGATTTTGAATAATTCTTGCAGCTCTTCGGCTGCCATCTTCATGATATCTTCTTTGGAAATTGTCATATTGAAGCGAGCCCCACATCTTTTCTGGTACGGGCCTGAGCTTTGGTTACTTTATTGGGATTGAGAATAACTTCCTTCTGATCTGAGGCGAGAACGACGCCCGCTACCTGGGCCACCAGTGCTTTCAGTTCGGTCATATCCTGCTGAGATTGCGACGCCGATCCGTTAAATGATTGAGATGATGGCGCGAAGACCGGAGCCCGCAGACTCGTACCCAACTGTGGCGCTGTCACCGCTCCTCCTTCTGCAAAACCTGGTACACCAATCTTTTTAAATACCGCTGGTCCGCCGATTTTTCTTTGCTGTTCTTCATTGAGCACGACTTCACCACGTCTTAGCGTCGCATCGATATTGTCGCCATTGGGCAGTGTCGATCTATTCGGCGGATTATTCACTTTTCCATTCGGCCGAACGATACCTCCTTTGGCAAACTGTTGTTTGTTAATGATCGATCGCTGCACCGCATATACCGCGGCAAGGCCGGCGACTGCTATGAGGCCCAATGGCCATCCATAGGTTGCATAGGTCTTGATGGCTGCCACGATGAAATCGATGGTGATCTGTTTGAGGGCATTCTTCTTCCGATCCTCCGCAGCTTTCTTCTCGATCTCCCGGCGCTTCTTATCGTACTTGCGTTCAATCGTGTCTTTTTCCGCTTCACTGGTGGCTAATGCCAGGACGCGCTCTTTCGTCCGGTCCAGGGCGTCAAGGTGATTTTGCTTCTCCCGATCGATGCGCTGATTTTCCAGATCAAAGAATCCCTGGTAGGCCTGCTGGATCGCGTCGGCGATATTCTCCGACGTCTCCCGGATGGCATCAGCGGTCTTCTGCTGCTGGCCGGCTGTGTCATGGGTGTATTGTTTGATCCCGAGCGCGTTCTCGATCAGCTGATCTTTGAGGTCTCGCAGTGCATTGATGAATTTCCTTGTAGATGATACCTGAGAATTTGCGGTCAGCTCATTGTATGCTGCCTCTTTGGTCTTCAGGTCCGCAAGCTTGATCTGGTAATCTTTCTCGCTGATTAGCTTCTGATCCAGCAGTTTTTTGGACTCACTTACATTTTCACGCAGGGTGTTGAGCTCAGCGGCCATCAGCCGCTTGGTTTCCTCGCGCTGGAGTACTTCCAGGGCCCGGGCCTTTTTAGCCGACGATTCCGACGAGGAGAGAATGGCAGTTACTTTTGCTGCAACGTCCTGTTTGATCTTAGCGACGGCAATTTCACCTTCGGTCTCGATGTCCTTTAGGCGGGCAGCCGGACCAGTAAGATCGTTCTGGGTTCCTTGCTTCACGATTTCCTCCAATGCATCCTGACGCTTTTGCTCATTTTCTACAGACTTGATGCCGTATTGCTTTTCCAGTCCAGCCTGGCGCCTGTTAAAATCGATCTGCATCAGTAGCAGGTTATCGTACACAGCCTGCTTTGCTTTGAATTTTTCAGTCTCTGAAAGTGAGGGATCATTATCTATTGAGGTGACCAGGTTACGCTGTGGGGCCACGGCATTCTTCAAACCGTTTTCGATACGCTGACTTTCCAGCTCGAACAATTTCCTGTTTGTTTCCTGCTGATCGGTGATCTTCTGGAGATTGAGTTCTGCTATTATCTTTCTTTCCTCGGCATTCTTTCCCTTGATCAGCTTTAACTTCTGGTTAATGGCGTCAGTGTTGATCTTTAAAACTTTCTGCAGATATTGTTTTTCATCGATCTCCAAATCAAGGAAGTTGCCTTTCTGTTCAGCCAACAACTTGTCCCGGATAGCATCGATATCTTTGAAGTCGTCCTTCTGCTCACCGGTGAGGCGAGATCCTCTGTTATTGGCATTGGTAACAGATCCACCCAGCTCTGTGATCTGAGTTTTGAGTTCATTCCTTTTTTTGCGCAGTGCTTTGAGAAGTGTGACTTGTTGATCCGTTTTCTTTTTGATAAGATCAAGCTGCTTAATCTCTTCGACTGTTTTTTGGTATTCATTCTTCAGCTGCTCGAGGGTTGTTGTGCCCTCACCGGTACCAGGAGCTGCAGTCTCAGTTTTTGGACCATCGTTTTCAAGTTTAGCCTGTTCAGCCGCGGCCGTCTTCGTTAATTGACTCTTGATCCGAGCTTTGATCACATCGGAGAATTGCTTCAGATCCTTGCCGGAATAGGTGAAGTCGATCCCAACTTTGTCAGCCAAGAATTTACCGATTTCACTGGCCTTTCTTCCTGTGGCCTTGTAGTAGGCCTCCATTACATCTTCAGAAAGTTGACTGGTATTTATCGATGTGCCACCCTTAATTGCATTTTCCACGTCGCTCTGATTCTGAAAGAGGACAGACAGCTTCGAGTTTTCACGCGATGCAATTGCCTGAGATGCGGTTATGCGGCCACGTTTTTCCAGTTCAGCGTTGTACTTTTTGATTGCTTCAGTTCCCTGACCGGTCAGGACGTTCTCTAACGTGAGGGCTTCTCCATACTGGCCCATCAATGTTTTTAATTCATTGAGGGCTTTCTGTCGAGTCTGATCTGCAAGCGTCCTGTCACGAATCACCGCCAGCAAAGCCATTTCTTTGGCGCGGGCTTCGCTCAAACCCTTATTCGCTTCAGCCAGTGCTTCTGCCAGAAACCGTTGCTTTTGCGCCGCTTGACCCAATTTTTCACTCGCTGCACCCACATCCTTACTGAAGGCCTTCATGGCAATGAGTGAAATGCCGAGGGTAGCTGCAAATACTTTAAAAATCGGATTTCCAAGGAGTCTGGAGAAAAATGCCAGCGATTTACCAGCGAGTTCCGTAGCAATAGCATAAACCCTCATGGCATTGGCCTGGCCACCGAGTAAAACAGTGAGTATCGGCATCACAAGTCTTTGAAAAACGAGTTCGGCACGCGCTATGATCATGGCTTTGTTCGCCAGGGCCCATCCTGCAGCATATAATCCGAGAAGACTGATGAGTGCAGGGAAATATTTTACCAAAAGGCCTGCAGCCTGCACCAAAAAGGTGAAAAAAGAAGTCAGTCCTTCCTGATTGTCCTTAAGCAATTGAGTGAATTGGTTCTTGAGACGATTAACGCTGGCCTGCAAACCATCAATGTGCGTCGTCGTATCCGATCCGAAGGTGTTCTGCAGTTCTTTTGCAAACTTGGGTAAGAAATCCTTGGAAATTACCTCTCCACTTTCCAGCATTTTGTTCAGTTGCTGTTCTGTCACACCGATCGCTCGTGCCGCGATGGAAAATGCACCAGGAATACGCTCACCAATCTGTCCGCGGAGCTCTTCCGCCTGCACCTTTCCTTTAGATGCCACCTGTGAGAAGGCAAGAAGGACGCCGTTCATGTCCTCCGCACTCAACTTCAGGTTGGCGCCCGCGCTCGCTGCTGCAAAAAAGATTTCTCTTGTTTCATCGGCACTGATACCAGCTTGAGTGGAGGCGGCATAGAATCCTTTGAACGCTTTGGTCGCCGATAGCGTTTCCAGTCCGAGGTTTTCGGTAGTGGATGAAAGGAATTGCTGGTTAATTGCCAGTTCACTTGTCGTTCTGGAAACAAGTTTGAGGGCAGCATCCTGGGAATCCAGGGAAATGGTATCGGCAAATGTCTTTTGGGTTAAAGTCAGTATACCCTGAAAGCCGATATAGCTCAGTGCAAACTGTGCAATGCTTCCTCTCAAATCCTTGAATCCTTTGCTAATGCTCGCCGTGATTTGCGATCCTACTCCGCCAATCCCTTTCAGCTGGACTTCTGCAGCTTGGGTCGCCTGTTTAAGGCGCAATGTTTCAGTGACATTATCATGAATTTCCTTTTCAAGCTTATTGAGATCAACAGATCCGGAGGCCTGTGCCTGGCGGTAGGCAACAACCAGCTCATTGGTTTTTGCTTCCAGTTGACCTAACTGGTTCTTTGCGCCGGCCACCTGGTTTTTGATGATATCATCAATGTTCATGGACTTGAAGGCCTGGACGATTCCGGTTGTGTATTCGCCAACAAGCAGCCCGTCCCTTGCAAACTGTCTTCTGAAATCCTGCTCAGCTGCAGACAGCTGTTTGAATTCTGCAATGGCTTGATCGAAGTTGATATTTTGTCCATTGAATGCAACAGTACCGCCGATGCCGCCAGATTGAATGAATGGACGAAGCTGGGCGAGGGAGGCGCGAATAGCATTGTATGAACCTGGAAGAGCACTTGCAACTGTCAGTTGTTTTTGCAAAGCTGCGGTCTGCTTTTGTTCCAGGGAGATCTGACGATCGAGTTCTTTATTTTGCGCAATGGTCGACCGTGTTCTTGCCTCATCTGCCTGCGCCTTTAGTTTGTTCGCCTGTGCTTCCTTGACAATCATCTCAGCCAATAATTTCTCCGCGGCTGCCTGGTCCCTGGCATTTGTCTTTGCAGTTTCCCTCTGTTTCTTTAAGGCCTCATAGGATTTATTCAGCTGCTCCAGCTTCCGGCTGAGATCAGCGATCTGGCTGGTGTCACCTTTTGTATTAAGCAGAAGGGCGAGCTCTTCTTTGGCACTCTTGATCACCTTACCCATCTCCGTTACCGACTTTTTGATGGTTTGGAAATCCTTGTTCACGGCCGAGGATCCATTGAGCTCTATGCGGAAAACTTTTGAAACTGCCATTATTTGGGTATGTCGGTGGTTAATAGAAGTTGTGCCCAATACTTGATGTCCAGCGAGCTGGTGGATATTCCGGTCTGAATGCTCTGTAGAGATGGGTAGGTGTTTTCGCCGTCCTTCACCGTGACTGGAGAGAACATCCACATCACACATGCGGTGCTTTCCGGCTCCACAGGATTGAAATCTTTGATCGAGGTCAGGATGTACTCGATGTCATCAACGACAATGGATTCCCGGTGAAGAAAGTTGGCCACGTCATTGTTGTTGAGCATGAAATATGCTGGGTTGTACCGGCGCCCGTGTCTTAGGATCGCCATCCGCTGGAGAAAGAACTTCTTTAGCAGTCCCTTTGCGACGATACCACCGACCAGCTGGTCAGAGTATGACAGCACCGGATCATTCTCCCCACCCGGCTTGTAATTAACAGCGAACATGAAGGGTAGCGTCGTTCTTTCAATGCCGTCAAATTTCCATCCACCAACGCCGGAAATATTTCCTTTATACCAGGCTCGCTTTGGCTCGTACGTGTTCTCAGATTCAGATCCGGATGTGTTGGAAATATTTTCAGGGATCAGAGCGATCAACTGCGGAGATAGTCCGGTGATGCTTTTAAATTCCTCATGGGTGTAATGCATGAGCGGAGAATAAAACCGGTTCTCCTTTTGTTTTTTGTCAGTTTTGAATCTGTCGGGAAGAACAAACTTTGCCTGACCTATAGTGATTTGGTTACGGTCCTGCACTTTTTTGAGACCGCCGTCATTCGTATCATCCTTGAATTTGAAAGTGAACTCCCGCTCGTGATCACTGTAGAGCTCCAGTTCAGTTTCCTTGCTGAGATCCTGCTTCATGGTCCAGTCCAACTGCTGCCGGTTGTAGAAGCCGGTACCAGGTTGGCCATTGATTTGATAGGCATGGGTTGGCTCGATGTAGACTTCCTTTCGAATGGGATCTGTGTTGATCTGCAGGTCGAATAGATCGATTTCTCCACGCAGCAGATCCAGCCAGTTGTATTTTTTGAATTTCGGATAATTGATCATGGCCACATCAGCGCCGTCGGTCAGCTTCACATAATTGAGCGTAAAGGACTCGACGCCGGCAGTGACTCGCGCAAAACCGAAAGTGGACTGGAAGGTGCGGATCCTGACCCTTACGCCGATATAGTCACCAGGGTTGATATCATCCTCGTAGAAACTTTCATGAGATCCTGAGCCTACTGCTGGATTGATGGCGCCACTGCCATTCATGCCGAAGATCATGTCTGTATAAATCAGCGCGCCGTTCTTGTACCAGAACACTCCCAGGTTCGCATCACTGTTGTCCTGAACAATCTTGTAATCATAATTCACGGTGATGGATAAACTAATGTGAATCTTACCCAGGTTGAGTTCCGCCGGTGTTGTTGGATACCTGAAGATGGACATATAGGGCAGGACAGATCCCGCATCGGTATAAGAGAATAACCCATTGTTGTCATAGGTGCCCTCGATCGATCCATCAGCTACCATTTCATTGTCGATGAAAGTGTCATTATGATCACCTTCCAATCGGACCTCTTTCCCAGATGCCAGGAATTTCAACGGTTCCCATCGGGTGTCATCGACGTAATCGAATCCTCCCCAGGTCCATGGCATCACCCCGCGCCGGTAAAAATCAGTATCCATGAAGTTGGAAACTATCCTGTATCCAGCGCTTTTAAATCCACGGTAAAGGATCCAGTACGGACTGATTGCAGGCTTCAAGTCATTGAGTGTGACATTGCGATCATCAGCTCTGGGCTCAGGATCTTCTTCGGTCGGTTCTGGGACATCCCCAAATGGGTTCAGGTACCTGACCGGTGCATAAACGTAATCCTTTGCTTCACTACGGCCATCATAGCTCCAGGATCCGATGATGGTTTGCACCGTGAATGGGTGCTTACGTGGATTCACGAAATCGAAAAGCGTTTTTTCTTTCAGGTCAATTACCCAGTCGCCATTCAGGCCATAGATCTTCCCGCGGTATTTCACCGGCCGGCCATTCTGTTTGACTACGGATTGCGTGAGATACTTCCCGATCAGAATTTCCATCCCGTTGGCGATGTATGTACAAGGCCGGAAACCATCGAAAGCGCTGCTGATAGAATTGTCAACTACCGAAGCATTGTGCCTGGTGTTGTGGATCTGATCATTGATCAGCGTTCCAGGAAGCTCAATATTGAAGCTGTCAGCGGATTTCTTCACTTCAAAGTCTTCCTCGTCCTCGGTAGCATAACTCACAGTGGGGACCTGGCCGGCAGGATCCAGATCTGCCTTCTGTCCGTCGATGATCAGCGATATGTAGTTGGGTCTTGGCATTAGTTACGCAGGATGAGGTTTTCGTTCGCATAGACAAATTGTATCTGCAGAACATTGTTGTATCGTTCCTCATTCTTTCGGGTCAGGAAGTTGCCATCCCGAATGACGATCGGTATATAGTCATCATCCTGGCCCTGAGTGCCCAGCCACTGAACCCAGGCATTGGGAGAACCCAGGAGTTCTTTAAGCCAGGGATTATCCTCTTCCTGATAGCAGGTATTTTCTGCCGTGATGGTTTCATTGCTGGTCACATTGAATCGCTGAATGCCACCGTCCCACTTTTCCATGGGTGCTTTCAGTGGCCGTTTCCAGTTGTCACTTACGACACCTGTTTCCTCAGCGATGATCTTAAAATTGACAGCATCAATACCTCCCAGGTAGTTGACAAAGAATATCCGGATCTGGTCTTCATTACAGCAGCAACCTTTTTTGAAAGAAGGCGTCGTAAGGATCACGCTGTCATCTTCTTGGTCCTTTAGCTCCAGATAATATTCTTCCACTCTGGTGAAATCAATCCCTGGAAAGAGTGTTGCCAGATTCATCGGGCCTGCTGGTATGTGGAACGTGATCATGTTAGTAATTGCTTATGTTGACATTGCTTATGTTCTGAAAGGTTCCAGGTATCCCGGTTTCGATATTATTTGGAATGTTGTAGACCTGGGTTTGGCTAAGGCCAGCGCTGTTTACATAAGTCACGCGCACCTTCACAAAACCAGACGTATTGCCGGCATCAAGGGTCTTTGCCTTCACGGCCAGGGTGATGTTTGTTGATTTCGGAAGAGGCAAGACATAGGTGTATCCACCGCCACCAGTATTACTTACAGTCTCCGGATACACAAATTGTCCACTGTATCCATATTCAACTTTTGCTATCTGCAAACCATATCCATAGGTCGTTGTCGTCTGATTTGGTCCTGCAGGACACTGAGCGCTCCCAGCCGGTGCGATGTAATCATCATCCTCCGGATCATTGGGTTTGGTGGTTCCTGGAATCGGACCATTTGTCTCGACGTTAAATTCCTGGAGGTCCGTGAATCCCCGTTGCCCGGTGTTTCCACCAGTGAGTATATGAGTTGGGTAAGGCGTGAAGGTGAAAGTGCCATCAGAAGAGGACGCGACAGTGGGATAGCTGTTGTATTGGTAATTCTCTGACCTGGTTGTCACCTGGCCAAGTAACACCTCGACACCATCTGCATCCACCGTGAACCCCTGAATGTTTTCGATTTCCCTGCCGTACGTGCCTCCTGAATTGTTGTCGATCCTTTGTTCGTGCTTTTTGAGATAGATGGTCAGGTCAGCTTGAGTGAAATCCAGTGGGCTAAGATGTGAAGCATCGCTGAAGAACTTCGCATACAGGTCAGCTGTGGTGAACACATTTTTCACATAAGGAGTCGACTGGTTGGGAAAGTATGTTGTGTCACTCTCCTGGTTTCGAAGTTCCAGCGTGATGTATATGGGGTCTTCGAAAGTTTGCTGAAGACAGTATGGATTGACACCTCTCCATTCCCGGTCTGCCGGCGTGTTGCCGATCGTGAATTCGTCTGTCACCGCATCGGCATGATTGCAATCGCTGCAAAAGTGAATGACTTCAAGGGTGTAGTCACCGAAGAATATGAAACGAACACCCAGGGGAATCCTGAAGACAATTGTTTGCGTCGTATATGCAGCTTCGATCCAGTAGGCATTGATGTCGACCTGTTTTTTATAACGCACCAGGATCTTATGGCCGGCAGGAACGGGATCGTCAAGGGTGATCGTCACTTCCTTGCCGTTCACCGCCGGTGTACTAAAGCCGATCGGTTCACAAGCATTATAGTCCTCGGCAGTGGCAGTTTGGAAGACATTGGAGCCCTTCAATTTGTAATTGAGCACCAGGTCTGCAGACAGGCAGTCGCCGCGATAGATGACCGGGTAGTGATCGCTGTCGCCAGGACAGATGAAATATCGGTTGCGATGTGAGAGCGGGTAAGCATTACTGTCCCAGCCTCCCTGCTTGTATGCATTGAGGTGAGATGCCAGATTTTGATTATCCTCCTGCTGAAGAACTGAATTTATTGCAAAGAAAGTGTTGGACGTAGTTCCGGTACCAGCGACAGCAGGGGTGAACTTTGTTGCCTGGATGGGTTTGGTTGGTTCCTCCACGGTGAAGCCATCAACGTTCAGTCCCGATGCCCGAAACTTACAATACACCTTTGCGCTCATGTGAGGTGCGGGCAGAACATCGCGGTTGTCGATCGCTGCGATATCGGGCTGCATATATTCCTGAAGTACGTCGGCAATGTCAAAAGTGAAGACACTGTCATCGACGGTAAAGCTTTCGGGGGCAGTCCTGATCAGGGACTTATAATACACATCTTCGATGTACACGTCACAAGAAACGAATGGTGGAATGGGATCTTCGCCAGTGGCAGTGGCCAGGACCTTAAAGCGGATCGGGCGGTAAGCTGCAAGCAGCTGAGCGGTATTGGGTTGGTAGGAAATCGAGGATACTGGCATTAAAATAGGGTTTCTTTGAATTGTTTTTCGATGTACGTATCCAGCTCTCGGTTAAGGCCATTTTCAATAAGGTCATCATATTGGTCCGCATGCTCATCATAACTGGTTTGAATGGCTTCAGTGCGCTCACCGGTGGAACTGAAGTTGTAGGAATTTCGGGTAGGCATGCCTTCACGGGCATGCTTTCGAGCGATGGCCACCCCTGCCTTTAATGCCTGCCTCTCGCTGGTGAGCCCAAATCTCTTCTTGGCATATTCTGCCATCTCTCTGATGTAGGATACATCATTGGGATCGATGTGAGATGCTGCGATGCCAGTCTCCAGGTCATCGATGTAGTCCAGGGCAGTGACTTCGCCAACCACTGCACCGGTGTTGTCCGTTGTTTTGGTTCTGATGGACGATTCCAGCGCGCCCGTGAGATAATGGCCCTGGTCCCTCAGTTCCTTTTTCAGGTTCTTTGTGAATTCAGTTTCAACCGATCGTATCGTGGCTGTTCCAATCATGACAGATGTTCTAACAGATTATATTCCTGCTCTTCAGCAGCCAGGAGTGGTGAAAGGTTTCTCCAGTTTTTGATCACGTTACTCATGCATTTCGGGCAATTGGTGATCTTCAGGCCATCAGGTTCGATGTACACGAAGTAAGCTTCCCACAGCAGTTTGAATTCCTTGCAGTCCCAGCTGATCCGGACGTTAGGCAGCCACTCCAAAAGAATTTTCTTGCGGTAATCGTGCGGGATCGAAGCGGCCAGCCTTTGCATGTCGGTCATTCAAAATTGAATTGGACGTGAAAAAATTCGCCTGCCTTCCTCATAAGGCGATGGCGCTTCATATGTGGGAAGAGTTTGGCATATTCCAGGTACTTCAGTCGGATCCTTTCCTTTAGAGCCGGATCGATATCGGCCAGCTGGAGTGCGTCCTCCTGCTGCTGAGTGATTTTATCTTGAAGAACTTTTGTTGCGTCCATTGGGATCGATTTAGTTAATCAAAGCATTATTACTGTTTTGCCGAAAATTCTGATACCTTTTTTGATGCCAATTGCCGCACTAAACGGTGGCAATACCTTCGTTTTGTCGAAGGCCGTGCCCTTTACGTCCTTGTAAAAGGTTGTCTTATAATCAATCGTAATCTGTGAGGGAGTTGCGTTGTAATCGATCCTAAACTTGTCGGCATCCACGGCCGTTACGCTGGATTTCACCGAAGCGGCATCCTCAGAAAAAGTGGATTTCCATGTCGCCAAAGTGTAATCGGTCGCCCCGCTACCGCCGCCGTAAGAATTGTTCACCTGGATAGTCAGGTTATCGTCTATTGGCCGGGCATATACATTATTATTGAACGCCCCGAAATTGTTGACGTTATCGCTCACAAAAGTTTCCAGGTACATAGCGTCCTGATCTGCTGATCTTGCTATGAAAGTGTTGTTGGAAATAGTATTGTTCCTAACTCCGTTAGTGAAGTCTTGCAGGAGTCCTAACTGAGAATCGAAATCAAAAACGATATTATGGGTTATCGAATTATTTGAGGCGTTGTGCAGTACGATGCCATGCCATGATCCATGAGCGATAATATTGCTGTCTACCGTAGTAAACCCTGCGTAATCATCCAGATAGATTCCCGCTGCTTTGCCGTAGGGTTCCCAGTAATAGGCTTCGGCCCCCACAAATGATCCGATCCCGTGCAAAATAATATTCTGGGAGATCACGCGGTTTGTGTTTGCTCCTCCGCTTGGCCCCGTATAACTGTATATCCCGGCTCCATCGTCTTTTATATTGGAGAAGGAATCAACGAAATTATTCTTAACAAGCACTTCATTTCCCTCGAAGTTGATACCGATATATCCGCTGTTGATAACCCTGCATCTTGTAATAGAAACGGTATCTCCTTTCACAAAGATGCCTTCCATGTAGCCGTCCCCTGACCGGGAAGCCCCGGCAATCTGACCGGAACTGCGCACATAAATACTGTCAAAGATCATATCGTCACCTTCCTGCTCTACATATATTCCGTTATTAAGACAGTCGTTAAACGTGCAGCCTATCAGATCGACATTGTTTAAGTAGCTGCCCCAAAATCCATCGCCGCCCTGCTGAGTGAAATTGCAGTTTGTGTAAGTGATGTTACTGGTTCCGATGGTGTAGACCCCCCAAATGTTTGCGCCTTCAAAATCCAGACTAGTAAAGGATATGTCAGTCCAATAGTTCAAATAGACGTTTCTATCCACCGATCCGGCCTTTACCGTTCCGCCTGAAGGTGTCCCAGCGCCGAAGTGCATGTACAACCGATTGGCCGTGGTATCGTAAAACCATTCGCCTTCCTGATCCAGCGTACTTAATGAGTTTTGTATGAAGTAACCATTCCCGTCTACGGGTGTATATAAGTTGTTTTGTCCGTAATCCGTACTGGTCGTTATATTCAGGGTATTGCTGGACCTCGACGTGATTGGGTGTCTGTCCAGAATCCACCGACGTTTGCGGATCACTACTTCACCTCCTGCCGGATTAAAAGGAATTGCTCCGACTGTCGTTCCGGTTATTGAGGCGTTATTTGAATGAGAAGTATAAGTCAGATACCCTGCGTTCGGATAGCGGCCCATTGGTTTGATAACTCCATCAAGAGTGACAACATTAAGCCGGGGAACATCGAGGGAGGCATAATATACATTCCCGCTGCTTAATGTCCATGATGATAGAGTAGTAAATCCGGATAAAAGCGGATTCGATCCCGATCCATAAGCCGCGTAATTGATCCCGTTGCTTATTGGTGTCAGCGTTCCGGTGAATGCATCTCCTCTTTTAAATAAAACACTATCGCCGTAATTTAAGCCTGTCGCATTCAGCTTCGCCAGGCTCCACGCATTCGCGTCGTTTAACCCCGAACCGGTGCCGCCCGATGCTTTTACATAATAGGTGGTAGCGTTCAAGGTGAAAGGAAATAATATGAGGAGCAGTTTAAACATTAAATGGAATACTTTGTTGCCAGGTAGTTGTAAATCGTTGTTTCGTTCGGTGCGCTGTCGGACACCTTTCGTATAATAACTTCTTTGATTTCTATAGTCGAGTGACTACCTCCGTAGCCTACCCCTACACTTGATGCCAGCGTGATGCCTCCGGGGTTTGCCGTTCCTGGATTGGCGGTTAAAGGCGCTGTATTGTTGATAATAAGTTTAGAAGAGGCTCCATTGAACAGCGCACGAATGATGATAAAAGCATCAGTGATCATGTTTGTGTTTAGTCCAGAGCCGGAGCCAGCGTTTAAGATAGCAGCTGGGCTAGGTGTTACAGGACTCACATAGCACATACACATATTCGACCCGCCGATCCCGTTAAAGAAAGGCCCAAAATCCATTG